ATGCTCTGGTGTCCTACTGCAAGCCTCCAGCTCGTCGGCTCCCTGACACGAATCACAGAAGCTGTCTACCACGAAGCGACCACAGCTGCAATAGTATCCTTCGTCTTCAGGCACAGCTAGCCTCCAGACAGGGTGAGGTGCATTCAGGGTGCAGCTCAGCTCTTGGGCGTTTCCTGTGCTTTGCCACCCCATTGATTATAGAGGTATGATCCCTCATGAATATCCATCCTATATCAGGGTAGGAGAAGCTCCCTGTTTGGTATAGCCTATACCAAAGGTACGCACGGGCTGCATTGAACAGCTTTGAACGCTGGCGTCCGGCAATCTCCCGATTCGTGACGCCATACTCTATGCACACCTCATCTATCACAGGCATGATCCGGCGCCTAGCACAGCGCTGAAGCACTTCGTGCACAAGCTCTGATTCTTGAACGACGTCTTTTTCTAGCTCTGACATACTATTCCCTTAGCCGGGTTGCGCCACCATTGAACTATCCTCATGTTAATAAGGTTTGCGTTGTGTGATGGCTTACATTGCAGGTTACATGCCAGCTAAAACGGTGTGCAACCTGTTGAAAATTCTGATCAAGCTACATACTTTTCGCACCTGTGCGTAGCTATTTACGCGGAGATCCTTACACGCTAGCTCGCCTAAGCGGCTCGTTCCGCCAGCTCCCATGATGGCACGTATCGTGCATTTCGGCTCAGCTGTGTCCGAGCCGTTTACACGCCGTTTGGCGGCAGATGAGATTTGGGAGCTTGTAGCTCAAGAGACTGAGCTCTGGAGGCAAGAGCTTGGTAAGCTTCGGGGAATAGACTCGAATGATCTCGCTTTGCACATTCGGCAAGCAAGGGTAGTTGATTACCATCAAAGCAAGCTTGATGGTCTAACGCAAGCAGCTATGCTTTTCGAGGAGCAATGTGATAAAAGTAAGATGCGTCTGCGAACTTAATGAAGGATACTCTTTTACCAAATGGCCAAAGACAATAAGCGTAACCATTTGTTTGGATGGTATTCTTGAAGTAAGACTTTCCAGGAAAAAGGCGCTTCAACCTGGGGCAGTGTAATGTCTATTGGGGTCTGTATCAGCTACATGCGAAAGGCAGCTTACGAAAGAAACTCGACACATCAGCTTGAGAGGTAGCTATGAGCAACAGAGCTAAATACTGGACTAGGCGAAAAGCCCTTCGGATTCTGCAGGAGACTATTGAAAAAGTGGAAGGCTTCAGCTGCCGAATTCACCACAACGGATTAGTGACAGTCCAGTGGCATGGTTGTCGCTGGAAGCTTTCCCTTGAGCCAATGAGGAATAGCTAATGAGTGATTGTCCAACATGCGGCCATACACGAGGCCTTCATCGGCAAGAGGAGTATTGCACGCAATGTAGCCAAGAGGGATGTGCCAGATGTATGCACGATGGGCTGTGTGCGCAATGCCGGGAAGCAGCCAAGCATGATGATGCTTTTTGCGGTAATCCGAGAGATACCTGGTAGCAACAATGCCCAATAGCTATAAGCAATTTTTAGAGTCAAAGCGGCTGATCGTCAAAGCATCTGGCATCGAGCGTCCGGGAGATATAAACGATCGACTGTTCCCCTTTCAACGTGATGTGGTCAGATGGGCAGCTCGTATCGGGAAGGGTGCCATCTTCGAGGATTGTGGACTCGGAAAGACTCTGCAGTTTCTTGAATGGGCCAGATTGGTAGCTGAGTATACTGGGGGCAAGGTTCTTATCCTAACACCATGTGCAGTTGCTCCTCAGTTTGAGGCAGAAGGGCGCAAGTTTGGTATACCGTGCAAACGTGTATGGTCACAGGATCATTGTACAGATGATTGTAGTATCTATGTGACCAACTATGAGCGTGCTCACCTATTCGACTTTGGACACTTCGTTGGAGTAGGAGCAGACGAAAGCTCAATCTTCAAAAACTTCAACGGCAAAACAAGGCAGGAGATGGTAGAGCGTTGTAGGCATGTGCCATTCAAGATTGCCGGATCTGCTACGCCAGCCCCCAATGATCTGAAAGAGCTTGCCGGACAATCCGATTGGCTTGGGCTTATGACCCTACCAGAGATGGAGGCCACTTTCTTTTCCAAAGGTAAAACCTCAACTCAGGATAGACAGCTTCTTGGGCATGCTCGAAAAAGATTCTGGGAATGGCTATCGAGCTGGGCTATCTATCTTCGAACGCCTGGTGATCTAGGTTACAGCGATGAGGGATTCATTCTACCACCTTTGCAAACCCATGCTCACATTGTAAAGCTAAATGGATCGATTGCTCACAGCGTTATTAGCCCTGATGATAAGCAGCTAAAGCTTTGGACAGAGGAAGCAAGGGGAATGCAAAAGCAAACCAAAGTCCGGAGAGCTACTATAGCTCAACGGGTAAATGAAGCAGCTCGTATTGCAAAAAGCTGTGATGAACCATTCATAGTCTGGTGTGCTCTCAACGATGAGAGTAGTGCTCTTGCTAAAGCTATACCTTCTGCTGTAGAAGTAAGGGGCACAATGCCAATTAGAGAGAAAGAGGATCGGCTTTTCGCTTTTGCTGAAGGTAAATATCAGGGTCTCATAACCAAAACTGAGATTGCAGGTCTTGGAATGAACTTCCAAAACTGCGCTTTAATGATCTTCGTGGGTCTTAGCAATAGCTGGGAAAAGACCTATCAGGCTGAGAGACGCTGTCATCGATTCGGGCAAAACCGGACAGTGCATAGTCACATGATTGGCACTGATGCTGATGGTGCAATAATTGCCAACTTGGCTCGTAAGAAGAAACAGGCAGCTGAAATGGCAGCTGAGATGGTGAGGCACATGAGAGATCTCAATCGTGCCAATCTTCAAAGATCTGAGAAGAAAACCGTTGCCTATGAGCCTAATGTTAATATGACGATACCATCATGGTTGACAAGTCAGGAGATAAGATGACAGCAATCAACTTCACAGACGTTTCTGGAAAACCCGGTAGTCACCTTGTGCTCAATCAATGTGTGACAGACAGCTATGCTATCTATCATGGTGATAGCGTGGTTGTGCTTCGCGCCTTGCCGGATAGCTCGATCGGAATGGTATGCACGTCTATACCATTCCTTGATCTCTATGTCTACACTGACTCAGAGCGAGATGTTGGCAATTCAACCATTGAGCAATTCTGGGAACACCTCGGACTCATATTCGGCCAGCTTATTCGTGTTATGAAGCCAGGTCGCATTGTCTGTATTGACGTGCAGAATGTACCTGCAATGCTTTGCAGGGATGGCTATATCGGAGTTAAGGATCTCAGGGGTCATACCATCTATGCTATGGAGGAGTGTGGGTTCATCTTTCATAGCGAATTCGTTACATGGCGAGATCCATTGCTAGAAATGCAGCGAACCAAGGCGTTAAGATTGCTTCATAAGCAGCTTTGCAAAGACAGCTCACGGTGTGGAGCTGGCATGCCATCATGGCTAATCTGTTTTCGAAAGCCAGGTGATAATGAAGAGCCTATAGCTCACCCTAATGGTGTCGATCATTGGGTAGGGTTTGATGAGCCAGATCCTACCAAGTACCCAGGTGACAAGCTTTCACATCAGCGTTGGCAACGAATTGCTAGCCCTGTTTGGACTGATATCAACGTAGCCGACACTCTTAATGTCAGAGCTGCTCGCCACCATGATGATGCTAAGCATGTATGTGCTATGCCGCTGCAGATCATAGAGCGTGCGCTTTTCCTCTACTCCAACCCTGATGACATCGTGCTTGATCCGTTTGGTGGTATTGGCTCAACTGTATATCAAGCTCGTCGTATGGATCCACCTAGACGTGGGATCTCAATCGAGCTGAAAGAGTCATACTACAAGGCAAGTGTTGTGAACATTAGCAAGGCCGTTCAAATTGGATTGCCAGGGATTTTATGAAAACCAAAGACAGTATATTGGAAGTTGTCAATCCGCCTCACTGCTATGAGCTGTCATGTATATGGGAGGGTCAAGGAGATCTGATCACGTGGATACTACTGCACCCAACTGCACCAAACTCTAGCAATCCGGGTATCAAAGACAGCAACCATATATACGATCGTACTATCAGACGTTTGAAACATTGGAGTCAGACAGCGTCCAATATGTTCAAGATTCGCTTTGGCGGATTCATTGCTGTGTTTCTATTCTCCCGCATGGTTGCTGGTCCTGAATCAATTCAGACAATGTCCGGCTCAGGTGTTGAGCTAATTGGCTGTTGTGCAGATTTGTATCTAAGAGAAGGTATACGGCGTGGTAAAGTGGTTGTTGGAGCATGGGGATCATCACTTCCCTTGAGTCTCATACTAAGCAGATTGAGAATGATTGATTCATGGGCAGCTCAATGTGGGAGGCGTTTCTTTTGCATTGGAAGCTCGCAAAGTGGACAGCCATTTAGTCCAGATGATATTGGCCTCAAAAAGGAAACCAAGCTCAGACCATTAAAGGATCTAGACGTATGGGACTAGGTGTATCAAAAGCAGAGCTGGCTGAGATTCTCCGTATATTGATTGACGGATTGGATGCTTCACCAGGAGAGTATAAGATTAACCAAATGGTTAAGCTGAACGATGCTATACGTAGAGCAAGAGAGCTTGAGCAAAGACTTGAGCGTAAGGCAATAGAGGAGCTACCTGATTACATCGGTGAAAAGCTTCCAGGTATAAGATGAAACCAAAAGCAAAGACAGTTTTCTGCTGGTATTGCTCTCGAAAGCTGAATGCTGGTGGCCGTCAATACATAACCATAACCGGAGATGATGGTCATGAGCACGATGTGCATAAGCAATGTCATGATGAGCAAATATTAGAAGATGAGCAAGAAGCTCTCGATGCAATGAAGGCAAGAGGGGTACAGGTTGAGACGCCGGTCGATGCTATGGGGACAACGATGGCTAATAGCTTTGGACCATGGCGAAGGTAGCTAATGCTTATGTGTGAGAATGAGGCACACCTAGTTGTGCTATACGACGATGCTATATATACTCAAGATGTGGCGATCTTCAAAGTAAGCATCACACCTAGTGACCTTGAGTTTGATACATATTGCGATCTAGAGTCTCATGGTCCACCGGTAAACCATTGGCTATACCACGAGATCGAATCAGTAGGTTTGCTAGATGCGTTGCTTGGGTACCAATATTGTTTCAGTGGAACGCCTAAAGAAGCTGTAGTAAAGCAGATGCTTGAGCTAGGCGTAGCACCAGAGCAGCCGTTCTTGGTTTACGCCACATACTGGGCTACCAAGCACTGGACTGACTACGGATGGGAGTATGATGCTGGTATAGACTGGAGCATCATACATATTGAACCATGGTCAACTGAGAAGATACTTATCTCCTGGGAATCTGTGCTTTCAGATATGTGATACCGATGCCATATGTTAAGCTAGACACAGGGATTCTAGATAGCTCGCTCTGGGTTATGAAGACAGAGCGTGACATATTCATCACAGCTTTACTTATGGCTAAACCTAGAGAGTTAAAAGCTGAAACAGAGCCTCTTAAGGTTGATTCTTTAGATCCTGATAGCTGGATTATACCACGTGGATGGTATGGCTTCGTTGAAGCTGCTGGACCTGGTATAGCTAACAGAGCAGGAGTGGATCGAGATAAGGGTATCAAAGCCCTTAAGGTTCTGTGTAGTCCGGATCCAGAGTCAAGGTCTCCTGAGTTTGATGGTCGCCGTATGGCTAGGGTTTCCGGTGGCTATATCGTTTTGAATTTTGACAAGTATCGGGAAAAAGATCACACCGCAGCTGATCGTGCTAGGCGGTATCGAGATAGAAAAAGAAGATTGAAAGATCTATACCTCCATCAGGGCTCAGAATCCCCCGCAGCTGCTCTTGCTCGCATCGAAGCAAAGCGGGAAAGGGAAAGACAGCTACGCGCTGAAACGTCACACCGTGACGTCACGTATCCGTCATGTAACATCACACAAGCAGAAGCAGAAGCAGAAGCAGAAGCAAATAACCCTTCTCCTACGTCGAAGGGTTCGCGCGCACGCGCGCGTAAGACGACGGCGAAGAAGGTTCTGATGGCTTTTCGCAAGCGGGGCGATGAGTGGGTTTCTGACTGTGGAGACTACACGGTTTACGTTTCTCGGCGGATTCGTCAAGGTGACGAGACAGAAGTCAACTGGGCTGCGAAGCACCTAGGTCGGCTTTTTCCAGATCCAACAGGCATCTGCAAGAAATGCGATACCTACGGCTCCAGGGGTGAAGCTCAGCAAGCCTGCCGAGAGCACAAGCGACGGCGGCTCGCCGAGCAGCTGGGGCAGGATCCCGCAACACTCAGCCAGACTTCGCCCGAGACGCGTCGATCCGGGGTCGACCCTAGCTCTGACCCCTCAGAGTCTCCGAGCCCTTCTGACGGCTCTCAGGGCAGCTGCCGACGATGCGGTCGAGCACAAGATCGCTATCGGGGAAACGGCAAGTTGTGTAGCGCGTGTCACCAGCTGGGAAAGCAGATGGCAAGGCATGATGGCTTATCACCTGGTATTAATGATGAGCGAGCGCAAGCTATCCTCGAAGCATTGCTGTCCCATGCCACCCTAGACGGGATAGGTGACAGGGTAGGTGTAGCAAACTGGCATGCTGCTAGGCTAGGACCTAACAGTCCAAACAAGCTAACAGTTGAACGTGTTTTCGAGTGTATCGGTATAGTTGCACAAGAGGCCCAAGATCACAAGCTTGAGACTGGTGAGCTTAAGTCAGGCAGGGAATGCATCAAGCACTTACGTCATCTGACAGCCATGCATGAGCATGAGTATGCATCAGCTAGGGCTAAGGCCAAAGAAAGAGAAGAGCCAGTTAAGCCTAGGAAGAAAGAGAGATATGTTCCACCTTCCGGGCCAGATCCGAAAACCAGACGTGCTACCTTGCAAGAGATGACCAATACGCTTTCGGTTAGCTCTGATGTTACAAGTAAGCCTTTTACTAAACAGCAAGCACCTGAGCAAGCAGGACAGCTCATCAAGAAGCTGGGGGGTGATATGGCTATAGGTGGAGCTAAGGTAAGGCCTGAGCCAAGTGCGCTTTGGTGTGATAGCTGTGAAACTGATACGCACAACAGTCTTGATTGCAAGTGGTTCAAGGAATCACTGAAAGAAAGCTGATGAAAGCAATCCTTGTAACAGGAAGCAGAGACTGGGTTGACAGAACGGTAATCCACGATCAGATGATGGCGCACTATGAACGTGGTGTGCACCATGTGCTGATACATGGTGATTGTCGTGGTGTTGATAGGATTGCTGGAATCATAGCAAGCGAATATCGCTGGTCTGTTTTACCAATGGCTGCCCGGTGGGAGCTAGAAGGCAGATTAGCCGGCCCTAAGAGAAACACTCGTATGGTAGAGGTTTTGAAATATCTTAGGGATTGTGGATACTGGTGTAAGGTTCTTGGGTTTCCACTTCCTGGTAGCAATGGTACATGGCATATGATCAACATTGCTAGGTGCAATGATTTTGACGTTTGGGTATACGGAGAGAAACGGTATGAAGTGGTATGAGCTTGTGAGAGTTTTGCAAGGGTTATGCGCCAGTTGTGCTAGCAAGAATCCTGTTATTGTGGTTGGGCTGCTAGGTGCGATAGCTCCTAGCGTATTCATGCTTAAAGAGAGGCTGAAGCATCCACTATGCAGGAGATGTCAGGAGCAGGAGCTTGCCGAAGATAATCTTGTGCGACGGTATAGGTATGCTCGTACTATAGGTATGCCTAGCAAGCAAGCATCTGCTTTTGCAGCTGATGTTGAAGTGTATAAGGACTATGGTGTTGCAGCCGTTGTGACGTCTAAGGATTCAGGTTATGGATTCTATGATTCTGTTGATCCTAGCGAGATTTACGGTTCTTGGGAAACTGTTCGTGAGGCTACTGATAATGCTCGAAGATGTGGGTTTGGTATTATAGCTTACGATCAGTCGTCTCTTGCTTTTTAGTGGTTTAATGATGATTCTGATAGGTCCGATTGAGATACCACTCATACTAGAATCACGTGCCAACAAGAAGGATCATTATAATGTAGTTGGTAAAAAAGCCAAGAGACAGCGGAGACCTGTTCGTGATTCTTTGCGCTTGAGATATGATGTTATCGAGCTACAGCAGAAGCTTAGAGATCCTAGTGTTAAGCTTGACATTTTGCTTGTGCGCATAGCCAACAATGAGCTTGATCCATGGGATAATCTTCCAGGTAGTCTAAAGAGCTGTCTGGATGGCGTGTGTGACTTTCTTGGAATAGATGATCGTAGCAAAAGGCTACGCGTGTATTATGATCAGCGAAAGCCTGGCAACAAGCTACCAGGTTATCAGGCTGTAGAGATCACTATAGCAGAGCGTGAGAGCTGTCCGACTTGTGACGGTGTACCAATGATCCTTTGGTCACCTGAAAGAAGGGAAGCGCTAAAGCATTGGCAGCGGTTCATTGAAGCGATGGTAGGCATGTTGGGTGAAGAGATCATCGAAGAGCATGAAGAACATCTTGAGCTAGCATGCTTGGTGTCTGAGATGGTTTCCAACAGCTCATATGCTGTAAGTGTTTTGCATGTTGGATTGGCTTTCGGAAGAGAGAAATGGGATCGTATGGCAGAGCTTGCTAACAAGCTCAAGGTAGAGCTGTAGCTATGTCTCTGGAGCGAGAGCTGCTGGTGAAGCTGCTTAATGAGCTGAGCCGCAATGGTTGCAGTAACCATAAGTGTAAGAGCAATGGTTCGCATGTTGACAGCTGCGAATGGCTACGGGCTGTTGGTGAGGCGCGACGGCGGCTCTCAGCGTATGACGTGCGCCGGTGCGTAAGACCGGTACGGAAGGAGAGCGGTCCGCGGCTGCGGCTCGTGCGGCCGAAGAAAAACGACGCTAGCGAAGATTTAGGTTGACAACTGGCGTCAACTTGGTAGAGTGATCAATGGCTCTTGACGCGCCTATGTTCTTTCTGGTTCTGGGTGCGTTGAGATCTTGCTACACGGGGTGCAGCTCGTGTAGCGCTAATGCGCGGTGGAGCAGTCTGGTAGCTCGTCGGGCTCATATCCCGAAGGTCGTAGGTTCAAATCCTACCCGTCGCAACCGATTACACATGACACTAAGCTTGGGTAGACTATACCTGGATAGGCACAGTCTATAAGAAAGTCTCAAGTGGCAAACCACTCGCGCTGCAACGTGAGGTCATCATGTGTAGTCAACTATTTTTAGCTTAGCAGCTGCTGTAGATACCAAAAAGTAGATTGCAGCTGCTCTAGATTAGACGGAGAAGTGCCTATGATCTGAAGTGTCGTTTATCGGAGGCTTCCGAAGCATTACCTTGAGCCAGGTACAAGTTAGGCGCAGTCGACAATAGCGCATACCGGCGGTGATGAGCCATGCTGGCGTAGCTCAATAGGCAGAGCAGATGCCTTGTAAGCATCGGGTTGGTGGTTCGATTCCACTCGTTAGCTCCGGCTGATAGTGTAGCTCGACAGGTAGGCACAGAGCTACCATACCCTTGCCAGGTAATCCAGCCAACGTTGTCTGTAAAAACAGGGAGTGTTCGGCTAGGTAGCATTGACCCGTAGTGGATTGTCAATCATGTCTTCTTTAGCTTAACCTCAAGAGGACAGCTTAGCCGGCCACAATTACAACCGATCGCCATTGAACATGTTATCTGAGACAGATGGTTGTGCCGACACCTATCGCCGCAACTGGAATAAGTCTGTGACGAGACATGTGAGTTTAGACGCATGCCAGAGCTAGAGGAGCATCAGCTTAACTGAATGAGCAGGTTGACCGGAAGAGATGAGCTTAGGCTCAGAAGCTACTATCAGGCAATAGACTGCTATAGTGGCTCAACACTGTTGAGCAGCTCATGGGGCATCATGGTTGACGCCATGATGGCTGGCAAGATAGGTAGCAAGACATATGCTACATCTGATGATGCTCACTCTCAGCAGATATCTCTACTGTCTCTTTCAATGGAGCTAGGTCGCACACAGGATCAACTTCGTGGTATGTCACGTGATCACAGATGTGTGCTGTTAATAGCTTACTGTGGCAGACAACCTGATGAGCTAGCTTCTATGTTTGGTCTGTTAGCTGGTCCTGTTCTCATGACATCTACTGTACAGGATTGGTATAGGTCAGAGCTGGATATGCAGCGGTGTCATGCTATCAGGGTAGCAAAGTGGCTGATTGGTAAGCTACCACGGGGGAAGGTGATCACGTCCCCGTTAAGCGAGACGGTAGAAAAAATGCGCAGGGAGGCGGATTTCCTGCTGGAGCAAGCGGTTGAGTCATGGGAGACAGCGGGAAAACGCCTGCGATCTGGTGGTCAGTAGCAGCTTTTGCCAAGCTTATAGGCTTGTCTCGACAGGCCGTATATAAGTGGATTAAAAAGGGAAAGCTAAGTGTTTCCACGGTAGGAGACAGCTACCGGATCACGAGGGCCGGACTTCGTCGCGACGCTCCGGATCTGTACGAGTCAATCCTGTCTTACGAGAAGGAGCTTGAGTCTCGTTCGTCTCGGTAGTGTAACCTCCTGACAACTCACCCCACCTACGATAAATAAGGGTGCTACATGGCAAGGGGAACTGGTAGAGAGCTGGCGCAAGGTCCTTCAACCGAGACTCTGATCAGTCTCTCATATGAGGTTGAGTCTGCTAGGAGCAAGTTCCCTGGTAATCGCCATCTGCTAGCAGCTTTGCAAGAAGAGATAGGAGAGCTAGCCGAAGCTTACCTAAAGAAGAAACCTGTTTCAGAGGTAAGATCTGAAGCTATACAGGTTGCATGTGTTGCCTTGCGTATATATGAGGAGGGTGACTCTGCCTTCGATGATTGGCAAGGTGAGAAACTAGATCATGTCTTTGGAGTTGACGATTCGTTAGCTGGTCAGGCATCTGAGATATGCGGTAAAGCATATAGGGATAAGCCATGAACAAGGTTGATAGGATTGTCCTTTTAGGAACATGTTTCTTTATTTCTTGTGTTGCTACTGTAAGAGAAGATTCTGTTACAGTAGAGCCAGACTACTGTCAGCTTATCCGTGCTGCAATGCTAGTTAGGAACGAGCAGCTTGACTGTGATCCTATATCTCTCAGCTGTCCCGAGCTGATGGATGACATTGGGATCATTAATACTGATGAAGTTGCCTCTATGTGCATCAACAGGATCTTTGCTATCAAAGAGTGTAAGTGGCTACCAAATGCGCTAGATGCATGTGGTCGTCTTGGTGGCGTTTCTGATTAGCTGATACGCCAAGCATTTTAATGAAGATGGTAGATCATAACACTGGCTGCTCTGGTCATGTTGTTACTATTAGGTGGCGTCATGGTAGCTTTCAGTATAGTGATCTTCTTGAGCATGACATTTGGAAGCATATAACCAAGCTACATATTGAGGCAAGTAGGCCTAATGTTCTTGCCAGCTATGTTGAGGTGCATGTTCCTAAAGGTGTTCAGCCTTCTGAAATGTCATCGAAGCTCAGGCAGCTGCTTGATGATGCTGTAAGCAGGTATGATGCTGTCAGATCTGAAATCTCGGAACTGCTTCCTAGTAAGGTGCTGCGAATGGTCAGTGAAGAAATAGAGCGTAAGGATCGTGAAGCCAAAAGAAAGCTCAATGAGCCAATCGTCAGACAGATGCGATCAACTGAGCCAACATACACTGGGTCTGGTATAGACAATTGCACCTGTGGACGATGCAAGTCATGTATGGGTATGTAGAGAGTCTTACTACAGCTCGGCACATAGGTTTCAGGCATGTCTCAGGTTGAAAGTAGCTTGAAGCTGAGCTACTTGACATAGCAAGTGATCGGATGAATGTCTCAGGTCAAGGATACCAAATTCCAAAAGGGTAAGAGTCCTAACCCTGGTGGAAAGCCAAAGGGTCGACCTAGAAGGATACGCAAGGATGCACGCTATCCTATGACCATGACCCAAGCGCTACAGGTCATACGAGACGAGTATTCAAAGCGCAGAGGTCTCGATGAAGAAGGTGAGCCAGAGCGTGGGCTACCATACAAGCTTATCAAGAAGCTGCTTGACGATGCTCTTGAAGGTGGTGACCCGCGTCGTATAGAGATGTTGTGGGAACGCTTCGACGGAGCTGTGACCAAAGAGATCAAGATACATGCTGAGGTGCAGACTACCGTTCAAGCATATCTTGAGCTAGCAGAGCCTGTTATCAACGAATGGTTTACAGGTTTGATAGCTTCACAGGTTTCAGCTATTACCAATTTGCTATCAAAGCATGGTTTTAGTTTTGAACGCGATAGCTTGATCGATAAAGGTGATCTTGTAGCAGCACTGTCATGTTTCCCAGATGATGTTTATCCGAAAGGCAGTCCAGAAAGATGGCTTCACAAGAAGCTGATTCTTGCTTGGGCTGACCATGAGGATGCAATGCGAACACAGCATGTGCATTGAAGATCAAAAGCTGCATAGTCTTCGTGAGAAGATTCAGAAGAGGTTGGCTGAAAAGGTCAAGCAGAAGAGGCTAAGAAAAGAGCAAAGCACATACAGACATCCAAGGTATGACTATGTCTTTTTTGAAGGCGTGAAATGGCTGGATAGTCAATGAGACCTATTGGACACTGGAAGATCTGGCATCATCTATCACCACATGTCGATGACAGATCTAGACGCATGCGACGTTGCAGCAAGCGAGCTGAGAGACAGCTTTGGAAACGGGTAGCTTACTGGGCAGCAATGAAACGGATTAGCAAATGCCAGATCCTAATAATAGCAGTGTGTGGCCACAGTATAAGCCAATAGACAATAAGAAGTCTACTGACTGCACATGCTTTGGCGAAATGCAAGATCTCGCATCAAAGCACGGTAACCTAGAATACCTCATTAGGCTGAAAGAAGAAGACTTTGATGTTTACTGTCTCACAGTAACTGGGGAGATAGGTGCGCATCATACAGCTGAGCAGTACGCTCATGCTTACTTCAATACGCCAGAGGCTAGGCGAGCCGACGAGCTAATGGTTTGGTTTGACAATGTTGAGCCTACTGAGCAGCTACCGTATTGCACAGCTTGTGGAGAGAGTATCGCTAGCTGTTCGTGCGATGACTTCCTCGGTAGGGTTGTAGCATCTGGCATAGCGAGCTACTTCAAGAGTTAGCGCGGTCGACCAACAACCACGTTGACATGGTGTCTATGTGGTAGATTACAACCCCTGTGCAATCCTAGCAAGGCTACAGTGATTGTGCAGAATTGCAGGAAGCTTGGGGAGCTGGCTTAGGGTTTTGGTTCTTCCAGATCTCCGTTTGAAAGTCAGCCCACCCAAGTTTCTTTTATGATAGCTCAAGGGCTAAGCGCTGCCGAGCTAATGCTCCGTCGACTGGAGCAAGAAGAGCAGGAAGAGACAGAGCTAGCAGAGTGGAGAGCTGACCCAGTCAAGTTTGCCTTTGATGTCTTTGGGATCAAAGCATGGGACAAGCAAGCTATGGTGCTTCGCGCTGTAGCTAAGCACGATAGGGTAGCATGGCGCTCAGGTCATAAGGTCTCAAAGACCAACACAGCTTCACTGTTAGCATACTGGTTTCCAATCTGCTTTCCTAATGGCAGGGTTATAGGTACAAGCAGCTCTCATCGCCAGGTAGAAAAGATCCTATGGCGAGAGGTAAGAGCGCTTAAGGGCAGAGCTAGGCGGCGCGGAAAGTATCAGCTGCCTCATGTGGCAAAGAGCCCTAACACTGGTATTGAATGGCCAGACGGTAGGGACGTCTGCTGTTTCTCAACAGACCAAACAGAGAACTTCGGAGGCTTCTCAGGATCGGCTATACTGTTTCTCATTGACGAGGCAAGCGGTGTTCCAGAGGAGATCTTTGAAGCAATAGAAGGCAACCTAGCCGGAGGGTCAGACAGCGACATTAGCATTGCTAAGGTCGTTATGTTTGGCAATCCAACTCAGGTCAGTGGAACTTTCTTCGATGCCTTTCACTCTCAGAAAGCAGCCTGGAACACATATCATATCTCAAGCGAGGATAGCCCAAACGTTAAGGCAAGCAAAGTCGTTATTCCTGGGCTTGCTACTAAATATTGGGTTGATGAGCGCATAGAGGCATGGGGTGAAAATGATCCTCGCACACAGGTGAGGGTAAAGGGCAACTTCCCATCTCAGGACGCTAGGACTGTAATCAAGCTTGGACTAGTTGAACAAGCTGTGGAGCGCTTCAAGGATTGGCATGAACCGACAGACATTCGTAGATCGATACTTTTGGATAATTCTAGTCGGAGCCATAGCTCTGATGTACACGTCTCTTTAGCGTATGACCAAGAAGACAGGCTCGAGCTTGGAGCGGATATTGCTCGCTTCGGCGATGATAACAGCGTTGGTGTTGCTCGCCGCGGCAAGACTGTCTTGCGCGATGATCGAGGGAATGGCATTGAGTCAGTCTCTGGATATGACTCATACCAAGTCGGGGGAATGCTACTGTCCCTTGCCAGACGCTTCCACGTCAAGGGAGAGCAAATCCCATTAGTCAAGATTGACGTTATAGGCTACGGTGCAGGTGTAGCTGACTTTCTACACTATGCAAGAGACGAAAGAGGCTATCCTCTTGTTGAGGTAGTCGAGATCAACGTAGCCGAGGTTGCCTACAACGAAGCAGAGTACTTCAACCTTCGCACAGAGCTATGGTTTGAGTGCGCAGAATGGTTGAAAACTGGAGCCATACCTGAGCATGACATACTCCATAGAGAGCTGATAGCTCCGAAGTATGACTTTGATCGGCATGGTAGGATCAAGCTAGAGGGGAAGAAAGAGATCAAGAAGCGCTTGGGCTGGTCACCTGACTTTGCAGATGCACTATGCTTGGCTGTGTATAGCCCAAGCGGTGCTGGTGAGCTGGCCGCTGAGACACCTGAGAATCAGCCTGTTGCTGATGGTGGATTACGCTGGGATTGTGGTCGTGGCTTTGGTTGATAGCTCAACAGTCTGTTTAGCAATCTCAAACTCACGGTCGCCTGGTAGGGGATTCGGTTAGCATACTAATCCAGAGTGCTTTCCCCATCCTTTAGATGTGGCGTTACCAATATCTCTAATGCTTACACCTGCTAGCTTCGCCTTTCGACGTAGTGCTATCAGTTTGCGCTTTGGCTCTCCGTTAGCTATTGATGCATGCTGACCAATCTCTGCAGCGTATGACTCAATCTGATCAAGCAAGCTAGACTTGTAGCGGTTTTTAGATTCTTGGCGTCCTGGGCAACGTCCAAATTGGTGTGCTCTAACAAGATCTTGTATAGAGTAAATCCTCCAATCAGCTGGCTCAGGCAGCTCATAGTCTGAAAGCTCGCCTTCCACCTTGTCAATTCTAACACCGCACCAACTACATGTGTAGTATCTAGCTGCTCCCATTTTATCTATCCCAAAGATCTGTTTCAACATATTCGTAGTGGGTCTCGCGACTACTCGTCCACCGCAGTGGCATTTAGGCATCTTTATCGCTTCTGTCTCGCTCCTTGGTATAAGCTTGTTTCCTCTTCTCCGAAGCATATAGGAGCACGTCTTGGGCAAGAGTTGTCTTTGCTCATGGTTGGCAACGTCGTTGGGATGTTGTGAGGGGATTCTGGTAGCTCAACCCACTCAGCTGGCCATCTGCCGTTAAACTGTTTCCAGCCAGGTGGAAACTCAGTAAGCTTTAATACTCGATACCGCTTGACAATAATGTCTATTAGCTCACCGTAGCATCTGTATCGTGGACAGTATTCCGCATAACGCCATGAAAATGTTTTGCATAGCTTACATCGCTTTGCAAATTCTATCATCTGGCGATCCCCAGTGTATACACGTCCAGCATACCTTTTCACTGTGAGCAAAGACACCGCTAGGGTAAGCTAGCAGATAGTCACATGTAGTGCATCTATATAGCGTATGTGGTCCTCGTTGTGGATCATTCCACCATGCAGCAGATTATTACATTCAGAGCATTCGATAACCTTATTCATAAGCTACTCTCTCATTTGCTTTTACCATAGGATGTTTCCAAGGTTTAGGTCCACCACCAGGTTGACAGCTTCGAGCGAATGCTTTGACGCATTGCTCAACTGTTACGGTTTTACCATCTTTGCTTTTAGCAGCTGCTATCAATATGAGCTTATGATGCTCATATTCGGTTAGATTGATCTCAACCTTTGGCATTGTCGTACTCCTTTGCCATTGCTTCTAGCATGTCAACAGTTGCTTGCTCTAGCGAGTTTTTCGGGCGACATAGCATGTTTGCTATTATACGGTAGAACCTATAGCCAATAAACAGCTTGCCATCTGTGGTTGTAGTTCCAGAGCCAGACTCTAGGCCTGCTTTGGTATTGTCCACGTCAAGCAGACGAAAGTGGTGCCATCGCTGGATTGCTAGCTCTGTTTCTCTTCGTATCGTCATATTACCTTACCAATCTCGCTTCTGCTATTCTTTCGGCATAGGCTTTAGCTGAGCTAATCTCCTCTTGTGACCAGTTGCTAGCAGAATATCCTGCTGCTGCCCCAGCTTCATTGAATCCTATCGCGATTGCACGGTTGTTTTTTTTGACTACGTCAACATAGCAGAGCTGTGAGAGCTTATATATTAGCTTAATAGAGCATCGTTTTTTCGACTTCCGTTCGTAGGCGACGACCTGAAACTCGCTCTGTTTCCCTAGCATCATCTGTCAAGCCTTTCTACCTCAGCACAGATCAGAGCCATAGCAATGATGAGCTGTTTGCGTCTAGAGTGCTTTGCCCTGGTGTCAAACACAGGATCCCATGGCCATGGTGGTCCAGCTAGCTCTGTGTTTCTGTGATCAACTCTACTATATGGTGTTCCAAACAGGAAGCATCTAGCAGCTTGCAATAGGCTTTCATCGTCATGATCGTCATCATGATCTGGGCTGTAGCCTTTTCGTTTCTGCCTAGCTCTTTCAGCTAATACTTCTAGACAGATATCGTATGTTTTTTGGACAGCTGGATCTGCCATTCTCATCTCAAAGATCTCCCTCGGCTCACTGCAGAGCCGGCTTCGTTTTACTTCTAGCCTAGCACAGGTTGTCACGAGTTGACAGAAAGAAACCCGCCATGACCACTCCGACCGCTCGTACCCACGACACAACCGGCCTCGTTATCGCGTCTCCCGTCGCCTCACAGGCTGCACTGACCGCACAGGACAAGAGCGCCTACAGCCGCGCCCACGGCGTAATCACAGCTGTGAGCGGTGATTACTCGCTTTGGGTGTTCGATGTCACGAGCACTGCCGGAGCCAGCGACACGGTGCTTGTACCCGACGATGCGCCGGCTACTGGGCGCTGGATCAACCTTGTGCGGCCCGGTGGTTCGGCCGGGCTGGACGCTGATGAAGTGGCTGTGACGGACACTGCGGACCGGTTTGCCGGCTCTGACCTTGAGGCTGTGACGGCCGACCTTGGGGCAAGGATCGCGCTGGTGTTCGCCGATACCTCAGCACAGACGGCCTACTCTGCTACAGCTCGAGCTGACGGACAGATCGCCATTGTGCTTGATGATGACGCCTATGCCGACGGTTCTCTGTGGCTGTATGATGCTACGTCTAGCGCTGGTGCCTCTGACTATGTGCGAGTGCCAGATGACACTCCTGCTAATGGTAGGTGGCTGCGTCTGATTCCTACAATTGCTGAGCTTGCATCCAATGACACTGGTCTCGGTGCAAGTATGCTCGGAGCCGATGACGCTGGGGAATACTTCACCACAGATGATCTCGAGAGTATTACTCAAGAGCTAGGTGGTAATCGACCTGGTATGCCAATGCAGAACCGTATCAGGATGCTTGGTGCACCTGGTCCGATTGCCGCTGGTGATACCGTTACCATCGGAGCAGACGTATACGAGTTCAATGCTAATACGCCTCCTTCCGGTGGTACCGCTGGCTATATCTGGGTATACCAAGGTGCAAGCTCGGCTGTATCTCGAGCCAACTTCATCAATGCTGTGAACGGAGTAATTGACGCTCCGAATATCACATATGACGGTGCTGTAACTGAGACGTTCCTAGCTGGTGCTGGTGTTACCACAGGTGACGTTGTGGTTATCAGCGCTGATGCTGCTGGTGGTAGTATTGCACCTAGCGATACTCCTACAGCTACGACAGAAACGCTTACAACCGGCACTGACATTTGGGACGGTGCTACAATGCGTCAAGGTCAGGAGCAAGGTCCTGTTCCGGCCGCTATGACCTCGATCACTCTAACGGCAGCTGATATTGCAAAAGGTAACGTTCAGGCATACTTTACCTTTGCCCCAAGCCACTGCATTCTGGTGAACCGGAGCCGGCCGCAAGACGAAGCATACACGATCACAGGTAATGCAGTCTCACTTACTCTTGCTGGTGGCGGATCACCTAATAATCAGTCAGGCGATGTGATCGACATCATTGCTTTTGGTTGATAGCCAGGATTTGCTGTAGTTTAGCCACCTCGATCAAGGCAGGTTTTTGGTAGACATTTGTAGAGCCAACATAGTCTTTGGCGCACCAAGTCTTGCAATCTTCCGTTTTCATACGGCTCCAATAGCACATGCCGCAGCCTGAGTCAAGCACTGTCAACTTGAGCCAAATGAGCTAACAGCAGATGGGTATAGCTCAGCTCATACAGCGCAGTATAGACACACTGCGTGACAAGGTTGTAGGTGGGGCTAAGGCAGCTGCCACTGCCACAATTGACAGGTTCGTACCGGATCTGCCACTATCACACCAGCAGCAAAGGATAGGAGGGAATCTAACACCATCACAGGTCAGTCAGATCTACCGGGAGGCTGACCAAGGCATCATCTATCGGATCGTAGATCTTGGAAATGAGTCTCGCCAAAAGGACTGTACTCTTGAATCTATCCTTGAGACAAGGGAGAATTCATTAGCTCCTTTAGGCTATACCATTGTACCATGGAGGGAGCGAGATGAAGAGCCTACAGACGATGCAATAGGTGATGCTCATCTAGTCGAAGATGCACTAGGTAGAGCTAATGGCGAAGGTCAGGATATGCAGGGCCTGACTGATACCATTAGCCACCTGCAAGGTTCTATCTACCACGGTCATGCCACTAGTGAGATCGCTTGGATTAGGCAAGGCAATTGGATGATGCCTAAAGGCTTCTGGCCAATAGGACAGCGTCGCTTTGAGTTTCGTGAGATAGATGGTAGACTGGTATTCAACGATACGTTTTCAGTAGGTCATCGTCTCAATGGGATCGATCTTACAGCAGAGAAACCGGGTGAGTTTATCACCCATCTGCCCAGGGTTAATGGAGACATTCGTGCCAGGGAAGGGTTGGCACGGTGTCTCATATGGGCTGCACTGTTTCGCAACTGGGCTATAGCTGATTGGATAGAGCTAGGTGAGCTTACCTATAAGCCATGGCGTATAGGTAAATACCCAGGTGGTAAGAACAAGACGTCACCAGCCGGGAAAACTGATAGAGAAGATCTTATTGATGTGATGCGTCGTATGACGACTAGCGGGATTGCTGCTATTCGTGACGACATGGAGATCGACCTTAAGGGCTTCAATATCTCAGATGGCGCAAAGGGTGTTCATAAGCTATTAGCAGACTTCATGGGCGCTGAGATGGCTAAGGCTGTGCTCGGGCAGACACTTACCGTTGAAGCTGGCGAGCGTGGTGCAAGATCTCTTGGCGAGGTGCATGACAGGGTACGGAAAGATAGGAAAGAGTATGACGCTATAAGCCAGGCAGCTACATTAATGCGGGATCTTATTAGGTGGATCATATGGCTCAACAGAGGACCTGAGACACCGTTGCCTCTTTTCTTTTTCAACACAGATGATGCCATTGACATGTCTAGCTTCTCCGATGGGCTTAAGAAGCTTGTTGAAGCAGGAGCGCAGATCCCAGTAGGGTACCCGAATGACAAGCTAGGTATTCCAATGCCTGAGCAGGGAGATATGCTGCTAGGTGGTAGCTCGTTTGGCGGTGAGACTTCTGAGCAAGAAGAAAGCAAAGCGCTATGGCGGAGAAGAAGGATAGTGGTACCAAGGCAGCTGATAGTGTAGCTACTGTTAAGGTAGTATACGGTAAAACCATGACAGCTGATCGTGGTAGCTATAAGCATCGTGCTATCGGGCTAGGACCTGCCTTCTTTTGCTACTTGCCAGATCATTTACCTGCACAATATGTAACCAAAGATGAGCCAGATACAGCTAACACTTGATGAGATCATTGAGCGGCTCAACTCGATGGTTGAGGCAGATTCAGAAGCTGTCATGGCTCTCATAATCTCGAGAGTACCATGTAACAATAGGTTGGCGGATCATCCTACTTGTCAAGTAGATACTATTGATCGTCTTGGTGTTAATGATGGTATCAATCGTGTAGGGTTACTAGGTGTTCTTAATGGCATACTTGGTATTGATGCTAATGGCTGGGGTCCACTATGCGCAGAGATTGACGACAATGGCAAGCTGATTCGATTCAATATCTCAGATGGCGCAAAGGGTGTTCATAAGCTATTAGCAGACTTCATGGGCGCTGAGATGGCTAAGGCTGTGCTCGGGCAGACACTTACCGTTGAAGCTGGCCAGCGTGGCGCAAGGTCGTTAGGCGAGGTACATGACAGGGTCCTGAACGAACAGTAGCTCTCCGAAAGCTTCTTGAGTCAAAGGATGCCGCAGTTAGAGCAGTAGTTCATCGTGGTGGCTGATTATCAAATGTCTATCTTCCGAAAAGATCTGCTTGTCGATACCAAGGCAATTGACGTCAAGAAGCGACGCGTGCCAGTGGTTGCTTCAACCGAGGCTATTGATGGGCATGATGAGATCGTAGAGCAGATCTGGGACTTTTCAAGGTTCGGTCCAAACCCCGTCATTCTCTGGAACCACAACAAGATCTTTCAACCAGATACTCGTCCCATAGGCAGGGGTGAAAACTACCGGGTAGAAAACGAAGGTACACCACAAGCACGGCTTGCGCTTGATATAATCATGGCCTCGAAGGAGGCTAATGAGCATGCACATAGCGTACTGTTGCTATTTGCTGAAGGTGTTCAAAGAGCTGTCTCGGTAGGGTTTCGGCCGCGCGATATCCGTAGAGAGGTAAGGGACGATCGCGACATTGTTGTGCTCAGTGACAACCTGTTGCTTGAGGTAAGCGCTACCCCGATTGGGTCAAACCCTGATGCATTGGCTGAGCAGAGATCGGCTGAGCTTGAGTATATTAAGCAGCATCTTGACGGTGTAGTGGTCATTGGCAGAGCTGTTGTACCATACCAGGGGTACCCTGTTATCACTGGAACATGGGATTCAAAAGCAGCTGAGAAGCGTGTTAGAGCATGGGCCGGCGGTGAAGATAGTATCAACTGGGGTAAGTATCGCCGGGCATTTACATGGTATGATAGCGCAAACCCAGAGGTGTTTGATAGCTACAAGCTACCGCACCATGACGTTATGGATGGCGAGCTTCGCACCCATAGAGGAGGCGTTATAGCAGCTGGAAATGCTATTCAAGGTGCGCGCGGTGGCGTGAATATTCCAGACTCTGATAAAGCTGGCGTGCGTAGCCACCTAGGCAGGCACTATAAGCAGTTTGATATGCAGCCGCCATGGGAGCGGTCAGAGCCGTATGATCTGCAAAAAGACTCACCATCGCCGGTGCGCGGCGATGATAACAACCAAGGAGCGGATATGTCCGACAAGACACTTGAGGAAACGAAAGCCGCGCTTAAAGCCGCAGATGCGGAAGTGGCGAGGCTGAAGACTGAGAACAGCGCTTACAAGAGCCAGAACGAGCAGCTGGTAAATGAGCGTGATGAGGCAAAGGCTCGAGCTGAGAATGCTGAGAAAGAGATCTCAGATGCCAAGAAGGCCAAGGAAGAGGCTGAGATCGAGGCTGAGGTTGATAAGGAGGTTGGTGTTAGGATCACACCTGCCGAAAAGGATAACTTTTTGGAGCTTCGTCGCACCAACCCAAAGCTCTACAAGAGCATGCTCGAGCAGCGCCAGCCTATGACTCACACTGAGCGCAGCGCTGGTAACGATACCGATCCTGATGCTGGTAATAGCCATAGGTCGACCAGCGACGGATCTGATGCAAGCGATGCACTTGACGCCGAGGCTGGCTGCTAGGTAGACTTGGTATAGGAGATATTAGATTATGAGCGGAACAGCGATTCAGCTTACGTACAACCTGACACAGTGGACCGTTGGGGTAAAGACCGGTGAGACAGCAACCCGTGGTTATCCGGCTGTATGGGACGGAACGGGAAACCATGCCAAGGACCCTTCTGCAGACTCTGATGAGTTTTTTGGGGTCTTTGATTCAACTGTAACAGGCGGAGATGGTGTACAGGTAACAGTCAATCTGTTTGCTCCGGTTGTTCGTGTAAGGGTAGGCACTGGTGGATGTACCCGTGGCAAGAAGGGAGTATGGTCATCTGGGAATGATGGCTGGACAGATGCGCCTGCTCAAGCTGCTGGCGGAGCTACTGCCAATAACATCTATGTGCTATTCATGCAGACTGGCACAGTAGGAGATACGGTTGGTGCACAGCTAATCACCGTGAACCGTATCAGCACATAACAGCAAGGAAAGAGAGAAAGAATACAATGTCTCCTAATCCTAGAATTCAAGGTGGTATCCAGCGACATCCGATCACTGGTCAGGAGTATATCCAGCTGTCTGATGCACAGATGTCTGAGATCGCAGATCTGATCAATGGTGGTCTTGGACGCAAAGGATTGCCACAGAATGCAGGGTCGCTTCTTAGCAAGTACACCCGCAATCCTAACGCAGAACGACAAGAAGAGCTGTATCGTCACAAGCTCGCTGTACTAAAGGATCTCGCGCATGGTCGCGGATCAAAACGTAATGTGCGAAAGATCCTTGATGCTCAGAAGTGGTATAGCGATATCTGTGCATCGCATGAGAAGGGTGTAATTACTGCTGGTAATCTGCACCATGATCAGCTGCTGACGAATCTTTCTGTTGCCTATGCTAATCAGTCGCATATCTGGCCTATGCTTTGCGCTGTTGTTCCAGTGCCAAAGCAGACAGACAAGATCCCTGATTGGAGCAAGCGAAATGCTCTTCAGGCTCCTGATGATGCTCTTGGTAAGGGTGGCGATGCCAATGAGGTTGAATGGGACATCGGGAATCGGCTCTTTACTACCGAGGGTAGGGGCCATAAGGCTAAGTCTTATGGTGAAGATGTAGCCAATGCTGACGCTCCCTATGACGTGCTTGCTACCGATCAGGAAACCGTTCTCCAGACTCTGGACCTTCGTCGTGAGCAGCGAACCAGAGATCTCGTTACTACTGCTAGCAACTATGCGTCTACAAATACAACGCCGATTGCTGCTGCTAATCGCTGGGATAGTGCTGGTGGCGGATATCCTATCAAGAATATGCAGGATGCCCGTGCTGCGGTTTGGGAAGGCATTGGACCAACCGAGCTTGTCATGGGTAGCTCGTTGGCTGTGTATCATGTCCTATCACGTCATCCGCAGATGCTTGGGCTGTTCCAATACAATGGCAGCTCGCCAGGGCTTGCAACACCTGACATGATTGCTCAGTTCCTTAGAGCTGATCGATACGTTATCGGTGAGGCGCGTGAGGCAACTGGCAATGAGGCAAAGACGGCCACCTATCAGCGCATCTGGCCTGATAAGTGGTTCTTGCTCCGTGTGCCAGTTGGGCAGGCTACCAGGAAGAATGCTTTCTTCTGTGCATTCCTACGGTGGACAATGGCCGGTGCTCCCAATGTACAATTCTCACAGGATGGTATCATTACCACACAGTGGTTTGATGGGCGCAAGGGAACAGCTGGGGTGTTCTACGTCAAGGTAGCTACCAACGAGGTAGAGATCGTTATCTGTAACGATTGTGGCTATCTCTACGAGACGCCCATCGGCTAGAGATTGTGCTATATAGCGCTAGGCGGTAGCATGTTATCAGAGACATTTAGCTACCGCCAGCGCTAGGCACCATATCGAGGGAACGGAAGCAATGCCTGAATTCAAGAAAGCAGATCCGAAAAAGTATCCTGGTAGGCCAAAGGTCAAGGGCGAGCACTATGTGCGATTACATTGGTCAGGACCAGGACCATACGAGACAGAGCTACAAGATGGGACAGAGGTATTCGTTATCCAAGGTCAGACTCGTAGCTTCCCAGAGGGAATGCTAGACGAGCTGATCGAGGAAGGGTTTACCTGGGAAGGTTGGGCTGCTGCATAGCTAGCTAGTTCCAAGAAACCATCTTTGCCATTCTCTTGGAACAAGTTGACACCATAAACACCCGTCCTAGCGGTGGTTATAAATCCCATCCTTTTTTCGTCTATCGTGGGATCTTTTCGCATTCCAAAGCAATGGCCTTAATAGCTCAGGATCTGGTGTCTCCCTAGACTCATTTTGCGGTGTGTGGATCGAAGCTAGAACTTTCATTATCTCCTCCGTTTCACGTGAAACATAACACGAATGGGCTATTACATCAACATCGAAAACGTGAAACGTCGAATCACTCGTGAGCTGATGCTAGACGTTTTCGACGATGAGCAGGATGGGCATTGGAAAGACAATGTTAATGCGTTCATTGATGATGCTGAAGGGCTTGACGTAGAGACACAGCTTCGTAAGACATATGGGGCAGACTCTATCGCAAAGATCAGAGCACTAGATCCTATGCCCAGAGATCTGGTAACAGTATGCCTGGATGCATTTGAGATCCGTATGGGTAGACGGCATCCTGAGTACACAAGAGGCGGATGGGATAAGCGAAAAGAAGAGCTAAAGGAAAAGCTCATGGATCTCAGGCTAAGGGAGATCGAGCTTGATCAAGAGCAGAGTCAGGCATACAATGAGGGTGCTGAGGTTTACCCTGCAGATCCGAATGATGAAGAGCAAGAGCAACGTATGACTTTCGCCGGAGGTGTGTTCTAATGGGAGCTGCTACAGAGAAACTATATCCGGCCAAGATGGCGCATGTGTTTGCGCTTTCCGAGATCGTAGATCCTAATGGGATCAAGACAAGCATCGGGACAAGCACGTCAGAGCAGGAGTATACCGGGGCAGCTCTTAACGGAGCGCTAATGTCTCTTGATGATTGGCGCCTACCTCGTGGTGTATCTGTTACAACGTCTGTAGCAGCTGGTAGGTATAACACGACTGATCCAATCTTTTTTACAGGACCTAACTGGGATGGGGTGGAAGCAACCGCTAGAGTATACCTAACAGATACAGACGGCGGAGAGACAGTGTCATGTGGGATTGAGCAAGGTATATTGAAGCCTACTAAGTTAGTCGTACCTGCTCAGCTGCTTGGTGGCGGGTCTTTTGAGTTTGGTGTTCGTGATATCATGCTCGACTTTGCTGATGTTGGAAGGGCTAGACCTGCCTTTGGGAGACAGATCCGACATGGCTCAACTGGTAACATCCGCCTAGGTTATGACGGAGATGTGCCCTCAGACCCTACCGTGCTTAGCAGGTATAGGGGATTACTGCCAGGAGCTGACGGGGAGAGACATGATGTGTTTTTTGGGCGTGTGTATGGTCCTGGAACCACTTCCGATCCTATTACAGTCTACATCTAATGAGCAGACTTGGGCTAGGGCTAGGTCTTTTTAAAAGACTAAGGAATCTTCTGATGGGTATAGCACCTGATACTGGTGATCAGTATAGCTCTCACATCTATGATGCTGGTGACTATACTGGACGAGTGCTGTTTAGGACATTCGACAATGATCCTGCAGCGCCTACATTCAAAAAGAACACTGTCGGATGGTTTGGTGTTAACATTGACAACAATACCAATCCGATTAGTCCTTCTATCCCAGCTTTAGCTATTGCTATTGAGGGTAGCTATTACAGTCCACCGCCTCCTGACGGAATAGATCAGGAGCAGCAGGAGATCCACATAGATTGCTTCTATAATGGTATAAAGAAGCGTCCACTATCATTTTGGCATAACCTAGCTTCAGCTCGTGATAGCAACTTAACGTTTCGTGGGACTATAGGTATTCATGATGACGCTGATAGTCCGTATGTAAGGTTTAGTGCATCAGCTAGAAGGCTTCAGCTATACCCTGCAGTTCAGATTGCTACAACTGACGGGTCGCGTGTTATCGCTCGTGGTCTAGAGGTAAGGGACGGGACATTACAGATCACTGCGTACACAGTCGATGAGCTTACAAATGTCTCAAACCCAGGCTACAAGAGCCCATCTCCGTCTGGTCAGACTTGCATAGTAACAGACGATGTAGGTGGCCGCACTATGGCTACTAGTGATAGCTCAAACTGGCGTAGAGTATCAGACGGAGCCGTAGTAAGCACAATATGAGCGTAGGGGCATTAGAGCTACCGATACCAGCTGGGAGAGCACAGGAGAAGCTATCAGATCCTGTTGTCTCTTTGCTGCTGGACTTCTATGCTCATTGTCTCAATGCAAACCTAAACACCAAGCTAGCCAAGCTCAACGGCACATCATCACAAGCTGTTCCTAGCAAACATGCCTTCGACTTCGATCCTGACGAGCCAAGGGGACATAAGGTTAAGCGACCTGTCCCATCGCTGTATATATGGTGGCCAGGTCAAAGCACAGAGTCACTGTTCACCACGTTCATAGTGCGACGACTACGCAATATACATCTAATGTATATTGCTGAAGAGCTGCCTAGTCGTGCAGCGTTGGAGCTTCGAACAGGACTATTGAATGCTGTTGCTTCTGTGCTAACACAGTGTAGCAACGATGGGTTTCACCCGACATTCCCACAGTCTGGGTATGACGGAGTAGCAACTGGAACCTATGTCAAAGATCTGATAGGGGATACAGCTACATGGGACTTTCGCTTCATAGGTAGCAGAGCAATTAGACGGATCGGTATTGATGACGCTTCTGTCTTTAAGGTTGGAGCGAAAGCAAGCGGCAAGGACTATCCTGCTCTGGTAGCCATCGTTGAGGTAGAAGAGCTAACCAAACAATCAAGCGTAACTATACCAATAGCAGATAGCCCTGTGAGCATCTGTCATGACGGCGTACCTGTGCTGGAAAGGACGTTTACCTATCCAGACGGTAGCTACACACCAGATGGGATCTAGTCTTTGAATGGATCTATCCACCTGTTTGGGTATCTTTTCCCGTTAGCTACATAGCAGTTTACGCATGTATTACTTGGGCCATAATAGCCCATCGCCCTGTCTTTCTCGTTCCCACATATTGAGCATATGTAGGTTGTTTCTGGTACCCATCCGAAAAGCTCACCTAGGTATTGTCTATACTCTCTAGCCTCATCGGCAAGTCTAAACCTGGTATGTAAACGAAAGCTAGCTTCACTGACCCTGCATAGCTGCGGTGAAGCATTGTCTTTTACTACCAGGATGGTCTTAACTGGTTCAAGCATAGCTACCACTCTGTTGAGCAAAGAAAACCACGACCTTCCATAGCTATCCAAAAAGCAACAGTATAGCTAAGAGGTATGGCGCCATTTCCAGGCTCTGATATGTTACCATCCTTTTCGCACCAGATGGTTATCTTTTCATCTAGTCTCATTAGACGAGGGTTATCGTATTCAACATAGTCTTCTTTTGACTCGCCTGTATGCTCGCACCATATAGTCCAAGCATCATCTAATCCTTCAGCTATAACCTTGTCAGCATGACTGAAGCAGTAGCATTGGAAACCGCTCATATCTTCCTCCGTTTCACCTTCTAGCCTAGCACGTTTCGATGGCGCTTTCAATACGCACGATTGAGATTTATCCAACCGCTGAAAACCTATCAGCGCGGCCGGGCCCGATTGTTCCTCATTACGCAATCACGCTAGATGCGCCTAATCTGCTTAGGCAATGGGTGCCAGGCGATGCTAGCTATGCAGATGGCTACTATATCCTTAACCATGTTGGCGGGAATGCTGGAAGATGGGTGCCAGTTGAGCAAGATGATGCTGGTGATAATCTAGCGAATGAAGATGCAACGATACGAGCTGACAAGAAGCTCGTTCGTTTTTTGCCAGCTAATACGCTTACTGCAAATCGTCAGCTTACAATAGGCGCATATACAGCTGATGCTCCCAACGTTGCATTAGTGCAAAATGGGACAAAGCTGACTATTACAAGGCTAGACACTGAGGCTTATACATATGAGATTTTTTCCGAGGTTGCGCCTTCTGGGCCCAGTGTTTCATTGATAACGCTTCCAGCTTCTAAGGCTTGGTTCGTTGATCTCCGTTTTCAAGACACTCAATGGCACCTGCTTAGGGCCGGGAGTATGACACCATGATGCGATATCTTTTGGTGAGGGGTATTCCACCTCATCTTGTAATGCACCCCTCTGGTAGGCCATTGCGCTTTGCTGGTATGAAGCGAAAGCCAGGTATCCAGGTAACTGGTTATGATAGCCCAACCTATGAAGGGTATAAGCTTCATGAGCTGTATGAGCCAGTAGCTGAGGTTTTCCCTGAGTTTACCGATAAGGTAGACAACAGGTATTTGCTTAAGGCTGAAAAACAGGGTGAGCTTGAGATACTTGAAAGAGGAATCTTCAAAACGCGTAATGAAGCTCATGAAAAGCTTATTGCTTCTATTGCTCAAACAAGCCCACCGCCTAGCAGTGGGAGGTAGCAGGTAATGACTCTTACAGGCAGAGATCCGTTTGATCCGACTCCCGGTGTTTATCGGGAGTATCTTTTCGCCATTGGTCCAAGCGCTGGACAAGCCCCGGAGCGTGGCGTGCTGCTAGTTGGCAACCGTACATCGGCCGGCTCTGAGCCATTGGATGTTGTAGATCAAGACAATCCAATCAGAGATGATGCTGATGCTCGTGCTAGATTCGGAGATCGGTCAGAGCTGTATGCCATGTATAGGCAACAGGTATCTCAACCGCAAGATCAGACAATCTGGGCATGTGCTGCAACTGAGTCAGCAGGGGCAAATGCTGCAGTAAAGCTAGTAGTAAGCGGTGTATCCGATAAGGCTACAACTTGGCAGCTGCATTGCCATAGTGAGTACCCAACATATTCAGCTGAAGATGGTGATAATCAGCAGACTACTGCTGAGGGTTTGGCGGATGCCCTGAATGGCTGGGATGAGGGTAGGTTACAGGTAACAGCTGTTGCCGCCATTGATGGCGCTGGACCTGACTGGAAGGTTGACGTAATCGCTGCCCAGAAAGGCCCAAGGGGAGATCAGATCATCGGGGCAGATGCGACTCATGGCATTCGGATAAAGGTGCTATCTGGTACTGGTAATACTCAGTCACTTGCAAAGAGCACGATAACAGCAGGTGGTGGAGACGATGATTGGTCAGCCGCCATTGCTAATATCGCCACTGGTAATTGGTTCTACCATGTGCTTGCCAAGACAGCTAGCACGACGCTAACAGCAACAGATAACGGGCTTGGCGAGTACCTCGCTATGCTCAAAGCTCAGCTGCTGCCTGTGAATGCAAAAGATCAGCAAGCTCACTTTGGTCTAGTGTGTACACAGCCGCAAGGTGCTTCTGTTACTCAATCAGCTCAGTGTAACACTGTCCAGGCCAGGGCTATTCGACAGCAAGGGTCGGACTTAACAACCGCAATGCTTGCGGCACACTTCTGCTCATTGCTACGTCAGCGAGAGATTGCATACCCGGCAGCTAATTGTAACGAAATCGTTACTAGTGGCATTCCAATTCCTTTCAATGTGTCTGATCGTCATAATGCTGCAGAGGTAAAGGCAGATCTGAATGCTGGTATCTCCAGCATGCGGGTTATTGGGAACAATACACCCCAGCTAACAAGGACCGTTTTAACACGCTCATTGAGCGATAGTCTTCTTCCTGATTATCGTGCAAGAGAGGGGCATATCTTCTCTGTGGTCACTCTGTTCTGGGCTGTTGCTGCCCAGAGATGGGATTCCACTAAACAACCTAATGCTGCAGATGATCCTATTGGTAATCAGCCGCCGCCGGCAAGAACATCTATCCCGCGCCATATTCGCTCAATGCTCAAGCTTCTTATTGAGGATATGGCTGGCAATAACCCGCTTGGGGTTTACGATGGGCCATTGCTTAGACCTGATAGGGTGCAAGAGATGATCGATTCTATCCAGGTGAACCATAATGGTCGCGGTGGTTTTCCGACCAAGTGTACCGTTCAGGCTGTGCTACATCGAATCTCATGGGAAGCTGAGATCGGCGAAGGCGGTCCGAGCTACTAGAGGTCATTATGGCACTGTATACTCAGCTAATCATAACAATCGAAGGTGTTCTTTTTGCCGAGAACACTGATGCTCAGGTTGAATGGGGAGATAACGATCAGGATGTTGATACTGTTGTAGAGGGAGCAGCTGGCGTTAGCCCTGGTCCGCAGAAGTGCCGTATAAGTGGCACTAATGCAATTAACCCAGCCTTTGGTCTGGAGGTTGATCTGGTAAAAGCAAAGCTTGAGTATGCTGAGCTAAACGTTGTAGTACAGCAGATTGGGTCAACCAAGGAGATCAACGCTGCATTCCTTGTGCGATCTATTACAATCTCAAGTGGTACCGGGACTGCGACAACCGCTGCATACGAGCTTCAGTCAGTCGGGAAGGTTCCCAAGTGGGAGTAGCATAGTGTAGCCAAGTGCTACGGCAGCCACCACAGCACCTGTCTCCGGAGCGCTTGTTCCGGTTGCTAAACCGGGCACCTAGGCCGCGCTTACCTGTTTCGCTTCCGTTTCCGGGTATTGTGCGGCCAGGGTGCCCAACTTTCGTTTATGGGCTAACAAGCATCGAGATAGAGGAGGCTTTTGACGAAAGCGATTCAGAGGCTAAGGTTATCAGAGATTCAATCGTTCAGGCAAGGCTTATAGTACTAAGCTTACATGAGGGTGATATCCCTGTGTTTGGATCACTGGGCGAGATAATGGATCTACACACTGTAGACTTCAATCTGCTAGCCTCAGCTGTAGTTCAACCGTTGCTTGATGTATCTCCAACATTCGGCAGAATTGACTCAGAAGCGTGGATCGAGACTCTTGCGATCGGGGCTGAGCATATCAGCAATGTACAGCAAGCAGTGTCGTTAGCTCAATGCAAAAATGGCTGGACAGGGGCGCCAGAGCCTGATAGATACTATGGGCTGCCACAGCAGCAGCTAACAGACGGACATTGGCTATGTGTTATGGCTGCTATGAAGCTGTCTGAAAAGCACAAGCCACCACCTAAGCCTAGGTTTTCTAGGCCAATGAAACTGAGATAACAGTGCCAAACAATCAAGGTATTGAGGACACGCTTAGACAGAAGTATTCAAGAGATGAGCCAGGTGCCCCAAAGCGTGAGGAGCGTCATATAAGCAAGCTATCAGCTGCGTTGCATTCAGCCAAGCAAAAAGAGCTGAAGGTTGACGCATCAGCTGTACTAGGTAGCTTAGTCGATCATGACGGAACAGACTTCCCTCTTGATATTGTCTTTAGGCTCAACAAGAAGACAGATGACAATCTAGCTCTTGTAGCGGCTCATGCTCATACAGCATCGTTGGCTAAGCATGCTGGGAAAGGCTCTGATTCATTCAGAGAGGATCCTGCTGTAACCGTAGATGAGGGAACAATCCAGGCTCTGTTCAGAGCTGCTCGAGATCCAGAAAATCCGTCTAAACGCTCGTTTATCACGCCTACATTCATGCGTGATATTTTTGATACGTTTTCACTTAACGGGCTGGTAAACCTCTATAATGAGGCTATAGCTCGCATGCTCGGGCTACCTCTTGCCGAGGAGCTTGATCTTGACGAAGAAAGAGAAAAGCTTGTGGCGGCATTTGACATTGCCGACATGCCAGAAGCGTTGCTAGCAATGTATAACAGGGAGGTGCTAACCAATCTTCTATGCCTGTTTACTATGCGCTGGGATACAGATCGGCTAGCAGCAGTCGATGCCATGAAGGCTGCGCTTAATGGCGAAGAAGGATGGGAAAAGGTATGTCAGGATCTGGTAGGTGATTGGCATAAGCCAGAGCCTGAGATCGATAACCAGGCAGACGATGAGCGTATATTATGCTCTTGTCTATGTTCAGATCCGTCAACACCTGGTCCACATCATCATGCAGGTTGCGCATTGCAAGACAAATACATAGACGTGACCAAAGATGATAATGGTAAGACAGACTGACAATGTCAGTCAGCATGCTGCTTCTGCGCTTTCAGATCTCGATAGCATCGAGTCTGAGGCAATGGCTATAGCAGAGGCAGCAGCGGCAGAAGAGCTAGCTACCAAGACTTACCAGGACCGTACAACCAACTTACGCAAAGCAACTACTGCCAAAAAGCTTAGCAACTCACGAGATGGGTGGCTGGTAGAGCTGGCAATGGGAAGCGCTAGCGTGCTATATGGGATTTTCGTGCAAGCTAGAGGTTTCTCAAACTTCACGCAGATCGGTATCATAGCAGGTATGGATATCGATGCTATGATCCGACGGATCACTAGCCGAGCTGGTAGACGTCGCTAGAGCCAACACTCTACGATTACACCATCGTCGTTAGGTGCTCTTGGTATGCACACAAGCCCTTGTGGCACTAAGCTACAACCCATCATGATTGCTCCGTTTCGCTTGAAACTATAGCACGATATGCCTGATATCCGCTACACTTTCAGCGCAGCTGGTCAGGCTGGGGTGCGTCGAGCGTTCCGCTCGATCGAGCAGTCAGCCAAGCGGACCAAGCGCACTGTCAGGCGATCGACGGGCATGGGGCGTGGTGCTGCGGCCGAGGCGCGGAAGGCAGCAGCAGCTCGGCAACGGGAGCAGCTCAAGGCCGTCAAGGCGACGGAGCGGGCTCAGCTCGCTTCTGTGCGGCGTGTAGAGCGAGCGCAACGGCAGGCGCAGCAGCGGGCAGCACGGCACCATCTGCGCCTCCTGAAACAGCAGGAGCGGGCCAGATTGCGGGCTGAGCGCCGTGCTCGGCGGGAGGCAGAGCGCACTGCCCGGCGACAGCAGCGCCAAGCGCAGAGCCGCCAGCGCTCCCGCTCGCGGATGATTCGGCAGATCGCTGGCCGGGTTGCTGGCGGGGCGCTCCGTGGGATCGGCGCCATCGGGCTGGCCGCTACCGGTGTAGCGGGGCTAGCTGCTCGCCAGGGTATAGCGCTGCAGGACCGTGCTACCAGGCTAGCTATTAAGGGTACCACCGTTGGAGGGAGGGTTGATCCTCGAACCCTAAGACGTGAGGCTGAGGGTATAGCGCAAGATGTAAGGGGTGCACAAGCTGGTGGTGTTATAGCTGCTCAGGAGCGTTTCGTTTCCAAGACTGGTAGGCTAGAACTAGCTAGGGAATATGGGAAGGTATTTGCTGAGATAGCTGTAGCAACAGGCACTGAGTTTGAAGCGATAGGTTCGGCTGCCGCTGACATGTTCGAGAAATTCGACATTAAGTCAGTAGAAGACATGGGAGACGCTTTAGCTCTTTTGGCTATCCAGGGTAAACGTGGCGCCTTTGAGATGGAGGACGCAGCCGCTCAGTTTCCCAAGATAGCTGCTGCTGCAGCCAGGTTTGGTCTTAGAGGGACCGGTGGATTAGCTACACTTGGTGGACTAACACAGATCGCCAGACGTGCCACACCAAGCGGTGAAGAAGCCGCAACAGCTGTTGAAAATATGTTTAAGCAGGTCGTAGCAAAAGAGGCTATGATCAAAAAGGAGACAGGTGTCTCAGTATTCAAAGACAAGGGCAAGACTCAGACTAGGGACATACAGGATCTTCTTGTTGAGATCATTGGTGGCGCAAGGGGCAATCTACCTCAGCTTCAAAAGATCTTTGACGTTCGCGGGATCCGTGCTGTTTCCCCGCTGATCTCATTATTTAATAAGGTACGTCAAGAAAAGCTAGCACCATTCAAGGGTAAGGCAACACCTGAGCAAGAGGCAGCTGCTACCGCTACTGCAATGCAGCGTTTGCGTCAAGAGATCGACAATGTTACTAACGTATCAGCTGCAAGAACAGAGATAGAGGAAGATCTAGGTATTGCTCAGCAGCAGACAAGCGCAAACTTAACAGCTGCATGGGAGTCTCTTGTTGCGCAGGTTAACTCAGAGTTTACACCAGCTATTACAGATACGATACAGCAGATTGCTGGTTTCATTGAGACAACAGACTTTAGCGGCGCAGGTAGAGCTTTTACTGCCATGGCTGAAGCTGCAGGATTAGCTGTTGATGGTCTTGAGGCTTTAGGAATCATATCCAAGAAGCCGAAAACTCCAGAGATGGCAATAAAGGAGGGTCAACGAGAGCTGCAAAAGATAAAGGTTGAAGAGGAGAGATTAACAAGACGAGTTGGTGGGCCAGCCGGTTTCAGAGCTGCGCCTGAAGCCAGAGCTGAGCTTGTAGCCCTTGGTGAAAGAAGGTTAAAGGCAGAGGCACAGATAGCTGGGGCTAGAGAAGGTGTATTCAAAGGCGATGTGTCTGATATAACACAGCAGGAATTTGTAAAGAGGTTTACCTCTGCAGGGGTAAACGAGACAGTTGCTAAGCAAATAGCAGCTAGTGTTGCAGCCGACCCAACAACAGCAGAGATGACCGGACGGGGTCTATATGCATTACAGAAACCTGGTGTCAGTGGATTTCTTGGACGTAGCTTCTTTGGTGGTGAAACCGAAGCGCAGCAAGCTGAGCAGCAGAGATTGATAGCTCAGCTTGCTCAAACCGAGACAGCTCGCAGAACAATTGGGCAAAGAGATCTTACGCCAGAAGAGAAGGCTGCAAGAGGTCCTGGCGGAAAGATGGTTGACATTGATACAGATGAAGCCAATCAAAAGCTTGGGCTTTTTGCAAATACTGCCGATACCGCAATAGCAGCATTGAGACGATTTGCAGATGTATCTTCTTTGGCAGAAGCGCTGTAGCTATGACAGATCCGTGGAATGTTATCGAGGGATTGCCGCCATTGAAGTGGCGAGGATCTACACATTCGCGTTATACTGATATTAGCTTTCAGTTTGGACGTAGGCAAAACCGTATTGAATGGCCATACGTAGACGGCGCAGGACATGAAGATACAGGTGATATACATCCGCCAACCCCAATAACTCTACTGTTCTACAACACTCTATACAGTGGCGCTTTCCCCAATCACTTTAATGAATGGTGGGCCATTCTATCTGACGGTAAACCAGGACCATTAGAGCATCCGGTTAGGGGAAACTATGAGGCTATTGTAAAAGGTGGAAACGTAAGAATCACAGCACAGGATAGGGCTGGAGCAGCTGTACAGATCAACTTTGAAAAACATGTAGAAGATCCAGCTGCCGAGCAATCGGAGTTTTTCGTCAATATACCTGACCTGGCTACAGTAGCAGCAGCAGCTGATACCGCAGCATCAGCTATTGATATCGAGGTGCCTTCTGAGTCATTCGAGCTTTCGCTAGAAGAGATGGCCAGGGCTATTCAGTCTGCCATATTCCTAGCTCAGCTCAATGTGCTATCATTGATTACCAAGGCAAAGGCAGTAGTTGAGCTTATGGTTGACACTGCCATAGCTGTTAACAGCTTCGTAGCCACGGGTGCTATTGACGCACTAACGGAATTCTGGGCTGCCCTTGACGACACGGCTAAAAGCCTAGGTAATAAGGCGCGAAAGCAAAACGGATTCATTGTAGTCAACCCAACAACACTTGACGCCTTTGCGCGTCAGTATGGGATGAGCCTAGAGGAGGCTATTGAGCTTAATCCTGTGGCAGCCAGCTCGCCAGGTATTCCTACTGGAACATTGCTCAAGTACTATGCTTAGCATCGTGCTTAGCGTAAACCTGCTTTGCTATAGCATCGTACTTCAGCCTTATTGCCTCATTGATCTCTTCTTTACTCTTGACTATTGAGTGATCGTTTTCAGCCTTGATAGCGCACCATATATGTGAGCGTCTGAAGTATCCACCGTCATGATAACGCTGGCTAGTAGTGATATCGTCGAGACATACGCAGCAAGTGTGCTTAAATCTAGATGTCCTTACTGGAAGCTCAGATAGCTTTCGTCTTCGTGGCATCGTTTACCTCATGAGCTAGCTCAAACGAAAGCATTCTACCATAGCGGGCAGCGCGAGCTTTTACATATTTCCTAAGAGCATTAAGCTCATCTGAAACACTTGGGCTAAATGCCAAGCATTCAAAATCACATAGATCTATAGCTAGCCCAGATAGCTCAATAGCCATGTGTAGCACTTCTCTTTTTGATAGCCTGTTTTTGGGTAGCTTTTGCTTGAATGCAAGGTTGCACGTAGCTTGCTCTGGTTCAATGGTAAAGCTAACTACCTTGTAAGGTTTACCCTTACGATGCTTTCCAGCACACGATCTGCACCTTTTGGATTTAGCTGTTTTCTTTGGCTGTTTGCAGTCAGGACATATATGCTTTGGCATTTGTAACTAGCTCCTGCAATCGTTCAAGACTACACATTTAGCTGAGTCAGCAGCTGTTGCTTCCTTGAGTGCTAAGATACGCTTGTAGGTTTTCCAGGGCAGCTCTACAAATCTCTTCGTCTTCATCATCTTCTCCGTTTCACGTGAAACATAGCACGGTTAACAATGACTGACAAGAACAGAGTTTCAATCGAGCTGATCGATAACGAGGGAAACTCTGTCACGTCGTGGACTCGCTTTGAGTGGAGAGATAATTACCTCGATCCGCTAAAGACACTGAGCATCCAAGCGCGGCCGAACAAGGCGCAGCGTCCCGAGGCTAGAAGACTGCTAACTAAGGGTCGGCTTGTAGCGCTGAAGCTAAACGGCGTGCGACAAGCAACGATGCTGATCACTACAGCCGATCGGGTGTATCCTAACACCGGACCAGAGTACAGCATTGAGGCAAAGACTGTCCTGGTTACACCGTTTGAGGGAAGCGCTGATCCATACTTGGCCCGAAACTTCAACGAGAGAACACAGGTAGCTGACGCTGTGCTAGCTGCTCTTGAGATGTATGGGTTTGATCAGATACGAATCGCAGCGGCTGAAAACCTATCAGCAATGACAGGAAAGGCTATCACTAACCAGCAAGCTAACGTTATCACTACCGAGCTGAAAAAGAAGGATATTCAGGTTGGAGATGGCGAAAAGGCATATGCCTTTGCTGCTAGGATATATGCACGCTTTGGGCTAGTTCTAATAGTAGACGTCAATGGCGGATTGCTGTTAGCGAAGCCTGACTTTCAGCAAGATCCATCATACACAATTTGCCACAGTAACGTTGCAGGAATACCTAATAGCGATCTCTTTATAAATAACCCCCCACCCATGGTTAGGGAAACCAATGATGGGCAATACAGCGAAATAGTCCTAGTAGGTAAGGAAGCTGATAAGGTAGGCCAAAAGAGCGCCACCGCCCCTACAGCTGGCATCATAGTTGATGGAGCGCCACGTCCAGAAGGCTCACCGTTTCCAAAGGTGCAGCTAGAGACAATACCAGCTGGTAGGCATACCTATAAGAGCGAAGGTGGTGCAGCTTTCAAACCGTTATACAAATTCGATAAGCGCGCATCGGATCGGCAACGTGCACTTATCATGGCTACCACGATGCATGGTGCCAGGTCACAAAACGGCTTTCAGATAACCGGAGCGGTAGAAGGGATGCTTAGCTCAACTGGGGCTATCTGGACTTCCGGGACAACAGCTAGGGTTGTGATCCCAGAAGAGGACATCGATGAGCCATTCTGGATCCTGGAAAACACTAAGTCCGCTGACCTACGCGGCCAGCGGACTCGGCTGACGCTCATCCCGAAGGGCTCGCTAATCCTTGGTGAGGCATAGATGTTTCACGTGAAACATTTAGCTCATGCTGCTTTTGCGAGCAACGCTTCAGCAGCATCTCGTGGTTTAACGCCGTATGCGAGAACCTGTCCGCGGTGCCACCCAACGAAGCCAGCCTGGTAGGCCGTTCCGATTGGGGCTTGGAGTAAAGCAAGAACATCTTCTGACTGCTTACATGGTTCTATCTCAACCTGCCAATTACCGTGTCGCCGCATCGGTCTGATAGGCAGCAAGGGATTTGGTTCCCCGATAATCTCAACCCGAATAGGTTCAGTAATGGTTTCAGGGATTACGGCTGAATTAGCGATTGTAGCGTTCATCATCTCCTCCGTTTCACGTGAAACATAGCACACCTACTAGCACCTACTAGCACCTGTCAAGCATGGCTGTAATCCCTACATGGTCACAGTTCCGATATCTGTTCGGGATAGGTGGCGCCACGAGCAACCAGCTATATGGTCAGTCAGCTGGCACGTTTACCTATGCGCCTGGTCCACCAGCAACGATATCGCAGGGAGCAGGAGACTTCACAGCTGATGGGCACCTAGCCGACATGAGGCTGGATGTGATCAATGCGCCCATCAACAGTGGAAGGTATACCATAGCTAGTGTCCAGCCATTGTTGATAACCTTATCTTACAATGAGACACTGCAAGCCGAAACTGTAGCCTCTGTATTGGCTAGTATATATCGTGACGCTGATGAAGTTGAAAGCTACCCTGCTGAGTTTCATCCAATAATAAATCTTGTTCGTAGCGGTGGCTTTGATACTGGCTTTAGCGGGATACCAAAGCCATACGATGGTACAGAGATTGAGGTATCGATCAATAGCGGAGCAGCTGACTCTGCCTTTGGGGCAAATGAGTATCACTGGTATCTGAAGCAAAAAACAGACACTCTATCAAAGCAATACCTATCGATCAGGCAAAAGCCTAGCACCTTTACTGAAAGCTATAGCGGGACTGTGCTTTTACAGCGTACTCAGCTTGGTATAGATGAGGTTGGAGCAGGATCAATAACAACGCAAAAGATCAGAGAGCTGTTTAGCTATTGCAATCTGTACGTAAAGAGAATCTCTGATGGCGCCATTCAGTGGATTGATCTTTACAGGGCACAGCAGCAATGATAGACACACGAGTAGCAGACGTTGTTGAAACAACTGTTACAAATGGTGAGGTGCGCGCCAAGCTAGGCAATGCAACCGAAGGCTTTGGGTACCTAGCTGATGCCCCGGTGTATGGTCCTGCCAACTTCTACTCAAGGCCAGTTGAGCCATCTGATAATGGCGATTCTGCTCAAGCATTCTATGTTAGGGATGGCGACCAGGGAATTGTGCTAGACTTTCGCGACAACCGCAATGCATCAAAGGTTGGTGAGCTTCAGCCTGGTGATAGTGTCATAGTAACAGAGGGTGAGGCAAGGATACTAGTCAAGCGTGAAAGTGATTCTGTGTTTATCATAAGCAAGAATCAGAGCACTGGTAAAACTATGACGCTTGAGATGAACGGCGCCAACGGTGTAGTTCAGACATTCAATGGCAATTGCTGGATATCAATGACAGGTGACAGTATACAGCTTAGCGCTGGTAATGGCTCACAGTCATCAATGATCACTATCAATGCTCAAGGTATTCACTTCCTTGGAAACTCATTCAACTGTGGCACCATGGGTGGACATTTTGGATACGTGATTACACCAGCTCCGCCAGTTCCAGGGATAGCTCCTACTGCTCCTTTTAATAGTGTTGTTGTCGGACCAAGCGGAAACGCAGGAGTAGGGTCAGCTAAGTGGACAATGACACTGTGACATGTCTAGCTTATGCAGCTTACCTGATCCATCTCTACCAGGCGTAAGCTTTTCAGTACCACAGCCTGAGATACCAATACAACCGATTAAACCAAACATACCAGGTATTGATATAGATATACCTGATCCATCTATACCAGGTATAAGTCTTGTGGCACCGCAGCCTGAGATACCTACATTACCCATAAAGACAAACATACCAGGTATTGATATAGATATACCTGATCCATCTATACAAGGTATAAGTCTTGTGGCACCGCAGCCTGAGATACCTACATTACCTATTCCAACTTGTCCGCTTGACCAATGATTGAGACTGGCACAGCTTCTATCAATGCAGATGGCACAGCTAATATATCTGGATTAGCTGGGTACATATACAAGTCTCGCATGGCTGGCTACGAGCAAGACTATGGTAGCAATTTACCATCATATGTTAGGCAGCTTCCAGTTAAGCAAGCAATGTCAGCTGCCGCAGCTCGTGATGCTGAAGCTATTAGCTCATACCTGCTTGATAATGTTGTTACAATTGAAGGTGGATACACCGTTAGGCTTTTGAACAAGACAGGATTACAATCTGTAAAGGGATCAGTTGTAGAGGCATCGCCTGCTTCTAATAATGCTTTTCAGCTTCAAAGCACACGACTTGAAGCTATAGGTATTGTATACGAGGATGGTATTGATGATGGTTTTCTTTGCAGGGTTGTTGTTGCAGGTATTGCTGAGGTGCTTTTGGAAGATGGCGTTAACGTAAAGCGCGGTGACTGGCTTGGATGCTCATCTATCAAAGGTAGAGCATATCATGATCTAACATTCCCGCCACCAGAGCACTTTCGCGAGATAGGGCATAGCATTCAATCAGTCAATGCTGGAACAAATGTGCTAGTAAAAGCTGTCATACACTTCAACTAATGGGGTACTCTCAAGGGCCATATGAGAGCTTTGGCTCTCTACCTTCGCCTAATCGTACAACCTTACACTCATCTCGTAAGGTAGACTTCGTTAAGCGTAGGTATATAATGATAGATGATGGTAATCCAGATCAGATGCCATCAACTAGGCAACGTGTCATCATGGCTGTTGCTATTGATGACGCTTCTATCCCTAGGGTTATAACAGATCAGGCGCTGTCTCTTAGGTTCAGTCAGATACAGCAGCAACTTCAGAAGCTCGTAACAGAAGGCGCAATACTGATCAAAAACATCATTGTTGAGCAAGGTCAGATGGCTGGCTCTGTTAGAGAGCGCGTAGACTTTATCGACCTTAACACTGGTATTGACGATACATACGAAAGAGTTATACCATAATGGCTAACGAGCTACCAATCGGAGCAGAGTACCCAACACCTAAAGAGGTGTTGGCTACACTGCTTAGCGCTTTACGTTACGCTTATGGTAAGCGTGGGGTAGAAGTTAATGTAGCAGAAGGTAGTGAGCTTTATGAGCGTGCCTGGGCTGTAGCTCAAAGGGTATCTCTTGCCATTGGCAATGGTAAGGTAGAGCTTCGAAATACTAACCCAGTAGACGCTACCGGTGATGCTCTCATTACCTGGGCTGCAACGTTTGGTGTATTCCCACGACCAGCTATCGGGTCAACTGGCTTCGCTAAAGTCACCGTTAACGCACCTGCTAGCACAGTACCCATACCAGATGGTTTCGTTGCCACTGCCCCAAACGGTGAAAAGTATGAGGTATCTAAGGACTTCGGGGCAGTTGCCGACGAAGGACAGGTTGAGCTTAAGGCAAAAGGAACAGGACCAGAGACAGATCAAGATGCTGGAACAGTTCTTACATGGGATAGTGCCAGTATTGCATTCCTTGGGCAGAAGTGCGAGGTAACAGCTGGAGGTTTAGACGGTGGTAGAAATGCTGATAGTGAGGAGGTGCTACGGGCCAGACTGATTCGCAGATTGTCGTTCCCAGCTGTTGGTGGTAACTGGTCACATGTTGCAACATTGGCAGAAGATGCTAGCACAGCGGTAGAGTTTGCAGCAGTATATGAGGCAGCAAGGGGTGCTGCCAGCTATGACGTTGCAATCGTGGGCTCAGCTGACGATCCTGTGCTTAACACTGCTACGCAGAATCAGGTTGCAGCTGCGATAGTGGCAGAGATGCCAGGTAGCGCAAACCTTAATCTTACAAGTATAGCTATTGAGCCACTTGATATTATCATTAACATAGCGCTACCGAAGCCTCAGAACGTAGGTGGTGAGGGTGGAGGGTGGTTTGATGCCAACCCATGGCCAAGTACAAATGAGATCCCTGGTGTTTTTGCCCGTGTCACAGCCATTCCTAGCTCATATACGTTGACAGTTGATAGCACTTCTGTAGATCCACCGGTAGCAGGTAAGAGGTTTGCAATTTGGGATCCTGTAGCAAAAGAGATTAAGCAGCATGCGATTCTTTTCGTATCTGGCTCATCTGGAGCGTACAATGTTAACATAGATTCTGGGTTCACCCCTGACCTGTCTTATGTTCAAGTCGGTATGTATGTATCAGCTGGAGCAGAGCTGTTGCAGTCGTATGCAGAAGACTTCATTTCGTCAGTTAAACAGCTAGGCCCTGGTGAGAAAACAGAGAATCCTGATATCCTTCAGTATGCCATAAGGAAGCCAAAGCAATCAATAGCAAGACCGTCACCTTTGACATCTTTAGCTCTTATTGATCTGCAGTCTGGGCATTCTGAGATCTCAGATGTTAGCTATGCTGCCAGATATGAGGCGTTAACAACTGTGACACGTACCAAGCCATCTGTGCCATCTGTTGTGCATGCCCCACCAAGACAGCTTGGGCTAAACTTTCTATCATTCAGAGCACAGGTATAATGCTTGCTAAAACCATAGCTAACCTTGGTGGCCCTAAGCGAAATGGTAAACCGCAAGAGGACCCGTTAACAGACGTTTCCGACGATGAATACAACAGACTGCTTGAGGATTCTGCTCAAACTAGTCAAACAGTTGGACGTGCTTGGGTTCGCTTTCTAACTGTGTCTGGCGGTACCCCACCTTTTAATATACCTAGCACTACCATAGTACACGATACAGTTTGGGGCGGAGGCGCATCATCTAGACCAACTGTTACCAAAACTGCAACTGGTCTTTATACTGTGACATTCCCAGCATCGCAGGTTGACGGTTTAGGTATTACTGAGATTGTCTCCTTTCGTCATGTAATAGGACCAAGTACAATCGCACTTGATCCTGTTGACGAGGTAACAGCGAAGGTTCTTTCACTTTCAGGTAATGTGATAGCTATCAAGACGATTCAGGAGCATGCTGTTCCGCCTGTTCTTGCGGATGTCGGAAACAATTCTAGTAATCCGTTCGAGGTGCAGCTAGCACTACGTTAGCTATGACTTGGACTCTCCCAATAAGGATCGGTGCCAAGGATGATACCTTGGACATTGAGCACGGCGCATTGTTAGATTCAATGCGCCGTTACCTCGATGTGTCTGAAGGTACTGAGATCTTCGATGAGACTAGAGCTGACGCCCGTGCTGTAGAAATGATCTGGCGCGTCAATAGACGCGTTGGAAAGCAAAACTTCCCATTAAGTATGTATGAGAATCTTCCCAAGTGGGAGGAGGCTTGTACGATTAAACCAGCTATTGGAACACCAGATATCGAAAGACGTAACAGGTTAGCTGGGAAGCTAAGAGGTCTTGGTGGTAATGATGTTCAAGGCATGTTTGATGCGGCAGAGCTTATAGCTGGAAAGAACTTTACAGCTGGGAGGCGTGTAGATCCGTCAGATATCGTTTCGTATTGGCCAGGCATCAACCCCGGTCCGCCTGGTTATGAGTGGTCATCAAACTACGCTACGATTGGCATACAGCTCAACAAGAGCGGACTACTGGAATCAGAGTTTCTTGATCTGCGAAACAAGGTTATTGAGACAATTGATGAGCTAAGACCATCATGGCAAACATACGTGATAGGGACAGATGATACATTCCTGCTTGGTGTAGGTATAGTCAATCAGTCTGTTGTTGGATAATGGGTAACCCTCTAATCAAACCAGGCGGATGGCCAGCGGATGTTGCTACGCTAACTGGATCTGAAGCGCAGCAGCTAGATGAAGCTCAAGCAGCTTCTCTTGATGGATCTGGCGGTGGAAGCTATGAGCCTACAGCTGATATCAATGTGACAGATGGAGCTGGTGGGGCATTTGGTGACATCGATGTTCATGGGCAGATACACTTTAAGGGAGACGATGATCCGCGTAGTACCTACAAGGTTAGCTCTGATATAACGGTTACAAATAACCAAGACTTTGGTATATCTGGTGGCCAGTATCGCAGGTTCGTTGATCATAGTGGTGAGCCAGCTAAGGATCATAGAATGTCAAACACTGGCGCAATCGCTGGTGATTGGATAGAGTTTATCCGCCCAGCTGGCGGTACTAGCGCTATCAATCTACGGGTTGACGGCGTAGACTATGCACAGCCAATTATAGCATCTTTACCTGGTGTGCATTCAACTGCTACCATATACTTCACAGGAACAGACTGGGCACTTGCAATGTATGGCGGCGGAACATCAGCTGGGCCTGCGGCATGACATTTACAAGAGCCAACCCTCAGCTTGATCAATGCCTTAGAGGTAAGCACCTTACACAATGGGACATCAACCTAACCCGTGCATTAAGCGAGCGCGGTGGAAACCTTTTACCTTTATCAGACATTAATATATCTGATACGAATGGCGGAGCACTTGGTAACATAGATGTTCATCGGCAGCTTAGGGTTATTGGTAGGGAAACTCTAAGGTATGGAATAGTTACAAATGCTAGTGGTCAGACCCTAAAGATCACTGGGGCATCTTCTGCATTGCAGGGTCAGATACGTAGAATCAATCCATATCTTGTATCATCTGCTCCGAGACAGCATCAGGTTCAAAACTTTGGTGCAACCAAGGGTGATTGGATGATCCTAATACAGGGCTCGGTTTCAATTGCTAATGTCGAGCTTTACATTGACGGATCTTTGCCAACACCTCCAGCTGGCAATCTTATAGCAACGCTTGGAACAACTGTTCACTGTGCTGCAAAGATCTACTTTGATGGGAGTGAGTGGAGATTGTCCCAGCATACTGTAAACGTAACACCAGGTCCGCAGGCGTAGATGACTATCAACGTGAGTCCGCAGTATCCGTTACCTGGTGATACTGTTACAATTAGCGAATCTAGTACTATTGGTGAAGTTCAGGTTGTAGAGATTACATCTGCTCCGTCTGCATCATCGAAGACTCTTGGATACTTAATCATAGAAGATACAGACATTGTTCCAAACGGTGTCTTTGATATAGCTGAAAATAGAATCCAAAGCAATCAGACTGTATTCGATGAGCCAGGAGAATATGGTGTAACAGTATACGATCTTAGACAATGGATCGGTATACCGTCTTTTCCTAGTGATCAGTCAGGTGAGGAGCGATGGGAGCTAATCGCTAGCTATATAGGCAGTATAAGTATAAGCGCACCTGTTACACTACCATTGCTAATAGGTAGTGGACAAGGCGCCACGCTTAAGCTTGCCATTAATGACGATACTGTTAGGGCTGCAACTCTTAAAGATCCAGCTGATGAAAAGTCTCGCATAGCATCATTGCAAAGTAGTGTACTGTATGCGCTTTCGGCCATAGTAGGATCAAGTGTATCTTCTATGGGAACAGATCTGCAGACTGGCATTAATGATCTCAGGACCAACTATGAGGCTCACAGAATAAGAGCAGGTGTTCCCCCACCCGGTGTTCATCAAAATGCAGATGATACTAATATGGCATCAAGAACAGATGCCGATTCTCAAGAGGGTGCAATATCACTGCTCAATGAGCTTAGGGTATTGCTTCTGCAGCACTTTGAAGATGGTTCAGTACTACTATCTAGACCATGGCATAATGAAGATGATCTGAAAAACATCCCATTGGCACAGCCTGCATCTTGTATAGGGACTGCTACCGTACTAAGCGCAGATCTAAGAGAGCGCTGCTATGAGCGGCATCGTGTTTTAGTAGCTAATCCTGCTTGTCATAACAATCCAGACAATACCAATGCTCTGAACGTACCGTCTTTGCTTGATAATATTGTTGTTGAATACTTTGATGCGCTTGCTGCTCTAGCTCCTGTAGCTATACCAAATGAGCCAATGGGAGCAATAGAAACAACACACAGATATGGCTTTGAGTAATGCCAGCTGAACCTAATCCAGAGTTTACCATTAACGGTCAACCAATTACAGAGTCAGTAGCTGTTGAAGCTGGCGATCCTGTTGTATGCGAGATTGTTGATCTTAACGGAGTATCACCTGTTGCTTGGAGCGTAGTATCAACAGATGATACTAAAGCAATCAGTGATTACACATTTACCCAAGGCGGATCTGTAGGTCAGACATATTCAGGTACTGCTCTCGAAGATGGCACAGCTGGTGTAGTTCAATGCATTGTTGCTGGTATACCAGATCTGTTTATCAGAGGTAAGTTCTATGTACCAATCAATGGTAAAGAGGTACTTACAGCTCTTGAGCAAAACGAGTCTAACAACGTATCAAGCTCTGCCTTCGGTATGATCAAGCCTGTTAATGAGTATATCAGAAACAGTTTGCAGGTTATAGCAAGTCAGGTTGCAGCTGGTGGTACAGAGACTTTTTGGACATTCCCGGTAGCAGAGAATAGCACACTTGGTGTTCGTGTTAGATTCAATGCATGGGATACGGTAACAGGCGATGCTATGTATGCTGAGACATATGGTGCCTGGAAGCGTATTGGGGCTGCTGCTCCTGTTCTTATATCTCCTGGTAGGATAGATACCGTGTTATTCAAGGATGACTTTTCTTGGACATTCTACGCAAACGTAACTGGCAACAGTGCTCGTTACCAGTTCGTTGGTGACGCCTCAAACATCGTAAAATTCAAGGCAAGTATTGAGCCTGCCTACTTCATACCAAGCTAATGGCTATAGGCGATTGTGCAATAGAGCTATCTCAGCTTGATGCTGATATAGGCGATCTAGTGCGTATCACAGCTAGCTTCGTGGACTTAGCTGGAGCACCATCAGATCCTACATCTATAGCTATACTAGCTCGCAGTCCAAGCGAAGCCGAGCAATCGTTGAGTGTTACCAAACAATCAGTCGGCGTTTATTATGCCGAGCAAAGTATTGATGAAGAGAATACATGGTGGTTTCGCGCTTATGGGACAGGTGCAATAGAAGCAGCTGCCGAGCGTAGCTTACATGTAAGAGCAACATCTTTTGATTCATCATAGGAGAAAACAATGCCTCACGGAACATGCCCGCCACAACCAGAGCTAGCCCTTATCTGGCTAAACGACCGCATCAAGGAATCCAGCGCTGCACGTAACTGGGAAGCTATCGATCGCTACCTTGAGCAAGTCGCTGAGATCGTCGAGCGCACCCGGCTAAGCCTGGTTGAGTAGCGATGTCATCTTTGACCATAGCCACCCTGGCCCTGTACGGCGCCGCAGCCTTGGCAGCGGTCGTTGGTCGTTTCTGGGCCATCGCCGGCTACCTCGGAGCGGTGCTGGTAACCGACGGTTTGCGGTGGGCCCAGGTGCTGCTGCTACCGTCGCCGCCGGGGGTGCGGGCTGGCTGGTGGCTGGTGGCGTGGTGGGGTGATGTGGGGCTGTATACAGCGAGTCTGCTGATGCTCCCGGCGATGGCCGTGGTAGTGTTCGGGTATAAACGACAAGGGGCGCTGTTCGCTACGGGAGCCGCCTGGCTTCTGCTTACCACCGCTTGCGCTAGTGGCTACCCAAACCTGCGTGGACCGGCGCTGCTCAGGATCTACGACTTGGTAGAGCTAGGGGCCGTCGTTACGTCATTGGGTTGCGTGGTAGCATGGTGGCGCTCAGGTCGGGTCCTGGATGATGAGGGTAGGTCGCCAGCGCACCTAGCTGGCTTGGCGCTAATCGCAGGACCGTCTGCAACAATTACACTACCTTGGATAGGTGGTGACGTGCTCCAAGACTGGAGCTTCATTGTTGCCGCTAACGCGGTAACCGTAGGGATCGCCCTTGTGTTTCTTCTCTGGGGAATCATTAACAGGAAGCAATTATGGGCATAATCCCCATACTAGCAGCCTTAATTGCAGGAGCGCTTATAGGTAGCGCATGGGAAGCTCGCAGATCAAGTAGACGTCGCAGGTTTAATGCGATAGTTGAAGGTACCGAAAGCCCCAACCGTGAATTGATACTTTATCGCGGTGTTTACTATGAGACCCAGGACAACGATGCGCCATTACCAGATGAAGATCTGTAGCTCGGACTAGTCATAGCTAGAGTCCGAACATCCTAGGCCCGTGGCTTTTGGTCGCGGGCTGTTTTTTATTTAGCTCTAAAATCACGAAAGCCCCAGCTTTCGCCAGGGCTATCATGGGTTTTGGTTGGGTAGGCCGTTGGCTACAGGCTGAGCTTCCGCCCGGCTTGCTGCGGTATGTGTGTCCTGACCTGGTAGACAGTGATCGTCTCGGACTTGGGGGCAAGCACCGGCTCGCCGTCGGCGTCGATCATCGGATAATCCTCATCGTCAAGCAACTGCGACATGACCAGATCACCATGATCATCGATCACACCATAGGTAACGTCCTTTGGGTGCGCCGTGTAGATGGTACCATCCGATCCCTGTCCGGCCGGCTGGGATTTGCCGTCGTCGTCCTTGGTTAGCTCATACACCTTCTGCGCCAGCTCGTTGCAGCGCTGGCGCAACTCTGACGTGCGGACCATCTTGGCGGTCAGACGTCCCATCCGATCCTTGATCTGCTGCTCTTCCACCTTGGAGGCTTCCCGAGCTTCCTTCCACTCCTTCAGAAGACCAGAGATCTCCTCCTGCTTCGCCTTCTCTGCTTCCCTCTGCTCTTTCTTGGTCATCTTTGCCATTTGCTCGTCTCCGTTTCAGTTGTGCGGCATCGGCCGCGATGTCCTATCTTCTAGCTATAGCAGCTTGAAAAGTCAAGCTGAAAATTCAGATATCTCTACCATCAGAGTAGAGCCACACCAGCAGTGTCGCCAGTCGGTTAGCTCGCCGGCCGGCTCATCTCGGTCATCAAGCTCGCCGCAGATCTGGAGCCGTGTCCACGTGCGCCAGCTGTAGACACGGCCACAGCAGCCACAGACGCTCGCAGAGTGCCGGCCGTCGTCCAGCCCGTCAAGGGTCGCGATGTCCACGTCATCGAGCTGACAGCCCGCACAGAGCGCTCTGTGGCGAGCCGAGCGGAGCATCGCTAGCCCGATGCTACCTAGCTCACCGGCCTCGTCCAGCCGGCCGCAGCGGGCTGCCACGGCAGCCACGGCGTTGACCAGCCGATTCCGTGCCAGGTGCTTCATCGGATGGTCCTATCCTTAAGCACAGCCATACGAACAGCTGCAGAGGCGTCATCTAGCGCTCTCTGTGCCGATCTTAGCCTGTCTCGTGCTTCTGCAGGTAATTGCTCACTGTGTTTTACAGCTTCGCTTATATGAGAATGAGCCCACCTTAGCTCAGTTTCCAGTATATACAGATTCATCAGCTGGCTCCCGTAGCGTCATCGATCAGCTGTATGATCGCTTGCGCTCGCGCATACCATGCACAGCAAGCATCGCCTTCCCAGGCTAGCTCAGACCTGTGATTCGTTTCGCCAAAGACCTGGTACCCACCAAACCCTACATTGTAGGAGTACATATGCGGTATGGTTACCCGTTCCTTATTGGCGTCTTTCCGCGCCTCTGCTAGAAGCGCTCTGCAAAAGTCGTGCTCGCTCATTGTGCTGCTCCCATCTGAAAGTTGCGTAGCCCGCGACCTTCGCACAGCGAGCACTTCAACGTAGCGTTCTGTTTGCCACTTCCGTCGCATAACTCGCAGGTGCAGTAGTCGTCCGACGCGAGCACAAGCTCGTCGCCATCATACCATAGACTCAAACTGCCGCATTGCTGTAGCTCTGGTGTCTCGCCAAAAACTTCATAGCACATGTCAATGAACTGATCAATGCTATCATAGTCAGATCCGGTAGGGTCCCATCTGTCGCTGTAGCAGTTAAACATTATTCGTCTCCGTCAATTGAAAGCGCTAGCTCCACAGACTCCGGCTCATAGAGCCAGTCTTGCGCTATCTGTGCACGTACCTGCAAGCCATCAGACTCTGCCATCTTGGCAGCTTCTTTCCTGGTCTCGTTAGGGCCGATAGATCCGGCCTCTGGAAATTCTTCGAGGTAGTAATACCACCCCTTGCAACTGTGAGCATCATCCCCTCCGGCTGTAACGATAGCCCAAGGTTTAGGCTCAGAGATATTGTTGATGATCCATGAGGCTAGAGCATTCGCTGCGGGCTCTGTTACCCGAGCCCGTTTGCACAGCCTTAGCAGAAGATCGTTCCCTTGCGATTTGGCAATGCTCTGCGCAAGGGCGATCGTGAGGGAAGATAGCTCAGTCATAGTGTCTAGCTGCTACCTTGGCAGCCTCCTCGTACAGCTCAAAGATAGCATCATCAGCTGCTTCAGCAGCGATGTCAACAGCATCTTTGATAGTGACATCTGAGTTACTCTCGGCTGCATCCATCATGGTGCCTAGCTGCCATCTTTAGCAGCTTCCTCATACATCTCAAAGATAGCCGAGATCCTCCTCCGGAGGCGGCCAGTCACTGCACTGCGGCGGTCCAGCATCCATCCAAAGGCCAGAGTATCTGAGAGTTTCGAAATTCTGTCGATATCATCCTGAGTTGGGTTTGGGAGAGCTTCTAGTTCCTTGATCTCCTGCCTAATTTTCTGCCTTGATTGTCGCATCTGCTATCTCCTTGGTAGCTACCTACATCATAGCAGCTGCTCAGGCTGATGCAAGAAAAAACATCATCAGATGAAACTTTTTTTCTCACCAGCCATTTTAGCTAGTAATTCCAGAAGCTTACAGCTTCTCCCCAGACTCTGATCTCACCCATGCTGCGCTTGCCGCCGACAGAAGCCTCGGGGTAGGCAGCTAGGATCACCTGGTAGGCTTCGCTGTAGTTGGCTTTATGGTAGGCTCTACAGGCTTCGATCCGCTCATCGCCCTGGAGATCGTCGATCTCTAGTGGAAGCCTTCTGCTAGACACTGAGCCCAACCAACCCGGTTTACCATCGATGCTCGTCAGGGTACTGTGATCGATGCTAGCCAGGGTACTATGTGGGTAACGAAACAAGTCCCCGCTGGGGCTTTCTTCCCAGCAGCTGTAGACAGTACATGTGCTACAGATGATCGGCGTTTTCTTGACGAGATACCACTTCCCACGGTAGCTCAGCTTTCGATAGTCTCCCATGATCAAACCTCGATCTGCACGTACAGGTTGAGACGCCTAGCCATCTTCGGCGAAGTATAACCGGCAAACTCTTCTAGTCCAGTTGAGTCTACTGAGTAGATCTCCCATGGCTTCTCACGCCATGACACGAACACCACAGGCACACCGCGAACGAGAGCCACGATGCGCCGGAAGTAGCTGCACCATGGCGAGCTTACCATGGTTGTTTCTATCAGAGTCATATCTCCAGCTCGTACCCTTTCGGATTAGTCATGCTGGCGAGCATACGATCTTCATCGTTTATTGATTGAGCTTCCCTTGCCTGAGATAGCAGATCATTAGCAATCTCACGAGCTTGTTCTGGGTGAATCGAGATCCTAAGATTCTCATCACCACAAGTAAAGCTAATAACAACCTGCATAGGTCCAAGGCCATCTTCCCTTGACATTATGCGCGTTGAAGCGAGCCTACTGATTCCAATCGAGCTTTGACTTGCTTCTCTGATCTGCTTACCAGGTCGCTTCCTGTACCATCCCTGAACGATAATCATGACTATCTCCTACCAATAAAGTCAGCTATTGTCTCGAAACCCATATTGTATCGATCTGCCAGTTAAGCTTTTCGCAAACATGTTTGGACTACTCTATGGCAACCACGGGCATGAGTTGAGATCATAGATACCTGAGACAGATCAGAATCTACCTCAAGCACCGCTAGCCTATAGTAGTTATAGGCATCAAAACACGAGCTAGGCATAGGTGCTTTTGCCGACTGGACTATGTAATGAGTTTGATGTTTCATGCCGCTTTCATCTCCTTCTTGGTTTTGAATATCTCGCCGTCTGGCCCGAGCCACTTGTAGACATCTGGTCCGCTTGCTGTACGGCAGCGATAGATCGTGGTGTCTTTGGTGTCCTTGTATTCACCATGTCGCTTGACGGTGAACGATAGCCAGCAGCTATCGCCAATCTCAAGCTCTTTACCATTGGCGGTTAGCTCATGATGTCGCCTCTGCTGCTCGGTTAATCCAGGCTCCGGATCGGGAGCTGGAAGGTAGATTGTGCGAGGATACCCAAACCACTTGAGCAGATTGCCATCCTCATCTTCGAACGTGTGCACGCATCGAAGCTCGAAGCTGTATCTATCCTCCCATTGAAAGTACTTCTGCAGGGTTACTTTGCGTACATACCTTCGCCCAACCTTACCGAAGTGATTGCTACCTTCGCCTAGCTTTTTGACGCGCGCACGCTCGATCTCCTGATCAAGGTGGCGGCGGTATGCTACCACAAGGCTAGCTAGCAGCCCGTAGCGCTTGTGCTCGGCAAAGTCGATTGACACGGCTACCTTGAGATTGTGCTGATAGTCATTGCTTCCGTCCAGCGACTTAGCCCAAGCTACAGCATCGGCAGCTTCGCGCTTGTCAAGGTCTGTTGGCTGCGCTTCCTTCCAGGCTGCTTTTTCTTTCTCGTCCTGAACGAGAGGTGATAGCGGCGTAGCAGCAAAAGAAGCTTCGTCCTTAGTCGGCCTCGGGCCACCAAAGAAGGTGCCTTTTGAGCTTACCCATCCGAGCGTACGGACGGCTCGGAAGGCACAAGCGATGTAGTGGGTTGTTTCAGGGTGGATAGCCCAGCTTCCGCAGTCTCCCCAATCGCTATCCGGATCTGAGGCTAGCTTCACATCTTCTAGCAGTGACCAGATAGCTACGGCAGCAGCGGCATCTTTGGTTCCGCAGAAGTCTTTGAGACAGCTGCGACCTACACGCTTTAGCATACCATCCTTATATACCTCGGTTGCAAGAGGTGTACTACCGATTCCGTTAAGCTCTTCGAGAGGTGTAGCTAGCTCGTCTCCTATCTTACACACAACGAAAGTCTCCTTGCGTCGGCGGCTCGTGTGGCAATGGTCGCAGGTTGGCTTACCATCTCTCATCTCGTTTGGCACCACATTCCGATCGTGATAGCTCGGCGCACATGAGATGATATTTCCAGCTTCAGTGTGCTCAATCTTGGCAACGAATTGCCAACCGCTAAGTATTGGAGCATTGCCGATGAGCTGCACAGGTACCACCAGCTGATAGCCGATGATCCACTTTGCTTGCCTCAGCTTTTCGGGAGCATAGATCGGGCGCTGCACAGGCTCTTCTTCGACCAGCACGAAGGGCTCGAGCCCGAGCTTTTCGGCTCGGCGCCTGTAGCGTTTGACCTTGGAGCGAAGATGATCCATGCGATACTTAGGGATCTCGTAGGTCTCAACAGCTTGCTGCTGCTCGTCACGCTCAATGGTTACCTCACGAGAGCCGAGACAGCAGAAGAAGCTCCCAAAGTCGCCCTTAACAGGCTCGTTCGAGCTGTCGAGCAGAGTGTCTCCGGGTAGCAGGTCTTTAGCTTTGACGGTTAGCTGTGTCATGATATCCGCGTTCCCAAATCCACCAAGTGGTGGTTGCGATTATTTGCTGGCAATTAGGATCCTTGCTTAGACGCAGGCAATATTCTAGCACCTTATGGTTAGGTGCTAAATAGGTCCTGGTATAACCAGATCGTAAACGTGTATAAACGGTTAGCTGTGCCATTGGATTCTAAGCGGCTGAACTAGGTGTGTGGTTGTCTAGCAGCTCGAGCACATGGTCAAGGTCCCAGCTCTTACACAGCTGGCGAGCAGCTTCGTGCGCCTCGGCTAGGGTGCGGCAGTCGTCGATCTCGACGAGCTGCTGGTGAGTGTGGACGCCGGTGCGGTAGCGAACGGGAGGCAGCTTGTGGGCTGGTAGGTGGCTCACATTGGCTTCCACGGGCTGGCCAGCGGGGTTAAGTATCAGGTTGAGGTAGGTGTTCATGCTTGCACCTGTCGTTTGCGAATTAGCTTGCCGCTCGGGCCTACCTCTCGCGTACCTTGTCGGTAGCAGCAGCGTTGCAGGCAGCTTCGATAGTGCGGCGAACCTGGCTACCCCGGGGAGTCTGGTTGGACCCACCATCGCGGTAACAGTTGTAGGTGATGGGGTAGAGTTTTTTCCCTAGGTCAGACACCAGCACCTCGGCGTGGTAGAGCTTACGTCCAACGGTTACCTCGAAGGTGTGCCATGTCTGGCAACTGTAATTGGCGCTGGGCTCGATGGTGTGAGTCTTGATGGTGGCTGCTGTGTTCATCTGCTATCTCCTTGCTAACTACATACATCTTAGCAGCTGCTCAGGCTGATGCAAGAAAAAAGAGAAACTTTTTCAACTTTTTTTCTGGCTACCTAAAAAGCTCAACGTTTCTTCAGACTTAGCCAGTAGCGTCCCTGGTCAATGGCAGCGTCGATCTCCTGCCTGAGCCGAAACCTGACCCCGTTGGCCGTCGGGACATCGTCCAGATCTAGCTGCTCCAGCTCGGCTAGACGCTGCTCCAGCCTAGCCGGCGAGACTAGGTCAGGCAGGCTGAGCCCTAGCACTCTGGCATAGCGTGCTAGGGTAGACTCTTGCAGAGCCACCCTACCAGACTCAGCCTCAGCCACGTTGTGCTGCTGGATCTGTGACAGATTGGCTAGCTCACGCTGCTGTAGGCCAGCTGCTAGCCGTGCTGTTCGGAGACAGCAGGCGAAGTACCCTCGATCTTGCACGCTCCCATCCTTTCTAGAGCTAGCAGTGACAGCAGTATGATCAACGTGAGAAACATCCGCCTAGAACGACAGCTGCGCTCGCGTTTCACCATGGCGAAGTAGTCAGAGTTAGATAGCATTTCTCCGGCGTAGCTCGGCTAGCAGATCGTCAACAGAAAACTCAGCTAGTGGATTGTCTTTTTCTGCTAATGTCTCTTCTGCCATTAGTCTTATCACCTCATCTTTGAGGGTCAACCACCTTGTGTTATAGTCTACCTCAACACCTGTGCGCTCCAAACCATCTGCTGAAACACGGTATATACGTGCTTCATTGCTACCATTTTTTACGCTTCCAGTTGGTACTACCTCAACAACAAGAGTACCAATCTCAAGATCGGTTTCAACACCATCCTTGAGATACTCGCCACCAATAAATGCTTTTGCGCCCTTAGAAAGTGCAAGATCGGTGAACCACTTGGCCCACGAAGTACGCCTTCCGCTGGCCCTTGTTTGCTCCCAGACGATTCTAGCTGTGCTCATGTTACGTTTCCTTTCCTACCAAAGCTTTCTTAAAGCGGCTGCTGTTCGGAGCTTAGGAAGCACCTTTCCAGTGCTGGAAAGGGCCACCCTAAACCTTGTCTTCTTTCTGCTCCAAGAGCACTCAACCTTTTCTAGCACCTTGACAATGACAAGGTTCCCAGAAACTTTGCACTCATACTCATGGCCAATGACTACTTGACTTTGCCTCATGTGGCTAATCTAGCATCTGTCAAGAACGATGCAAGAAAAAAACTACATGAGCTGCAACTTTTTCTGAAAGCCTAGCAGTTTCAGCTACTTAGCCGGTAGACTTAAGCTGCTTCGCGCTTCCTAGCGTGCCTGGCCGCATGACAGCTAGCACAGAGCCACACCACGCTTAGAGGTTTGCTGTAATCATCGTGATGCGCCTGCGTTTTTTCAGCTATACATTCAGCACATGGTTCCTGGCGAAGCTTGCCACTTCTCAGGGCTTGTCTTACCGCCCTATGAGCAGCAACCTTAGCATGATTAGCAGAACGCCATCTGCGATCAATAGCTGTGCGAGCTGCTCGCCAGGTCTTATCGCCCTTGCGCTTCAATGTGTTGCTGCGTACCCTGCTACGTACGCATTGCTTGCACTGGTGCAGGTAACCGTCAGAGGTTTTCTTGTGGCGATAGTACGCTGATAGCGGCCTTAGCTGACCGCATTGATTGCACACCTTAGAACGGGATGTCATCGTAATCCTCTGAATCAAAGTCAGCATCTTCAACGGGCTGCTGCTTCGGTTGACGACGATTACCTTTGGCTTGCTGCTGTGGTGGACGACGATTACCTTTGGCTTGCTGCTGTGGTGGCTGCTGCTGTTGGTTGCTCCCATTACCACCGCTAAGAACCACATTGCTAACGTGAATCTCTGTCTTGTAACGTTTTCCGCTACCATCTCGAGACTCGTAGCTGCTGGTTCTGATCGATCCCTCGACTAGAATCCTATCACCTTTGGAAAGTATTCTACTAAGCCCTTCGGCTCGTTTTGCCCATACAACAACGTTGTGCCATTCTGTGCGTTGCTTCTTGTTCCCGTCGCTTACGTATGTCTCGCTTGTGGCAAGGCGTAGATTGAGCACAGCTGTACCGCCTTGCGTATAGCGAAGCTCAGGATCTGCGCCCAGGTTTCCGAGAAGAATTACACGATTGAGTCCGTCTGCCATTTTCTTTTGCTTTGGTTTTAAGTCTGGTGGATCGCCAGCTTGTTGATCTGCCATCTGTTGAAATGAAGGATCCCACATTTGCATATCAAGCTGCTTAGTTAGATCACTCATGCTCTGACCCATAACCCCCTAACAGCATTACCTGTACAGGGGTTTGGGTCCAGTTTCCTGGATTCAGCTGACGCGAGAACACTCGCTCCTTGATCAGCCTATCGCTGCAAACGATTACGGTTTCCCTGCTTATATCACTCCAATCTGGTATTGGCGTTGACTCCCTGGCTGTGACTCCACCAGTGCTCGTTCTATGTGCCTTGGTCACTTCTCATTAGAATGCAGCTAGCACCCTTGCTGCCTCGCATCGAACACAGTGATTGACCTACCGCATAGTCATCACCTCCTCAATCGTATTGTCTGTTATGCCACTTATCTCCCTGCTGTGGCTGGTAGTCTTGATCGTCTCGCCCGCAAACCTCCTCTTGATCCTTGCGGGCAAGGTTAAGGAATCCAAGGAGCCAAAAACCCCATGAAGTTGTCAGTGCTGCATTGAGCGCTTTATCAAATGGTCGGCCCTTGTTTTCTATTACTGGGAACGGTAGCTCATGATACTCATGCTCTCCGCTGGCAGGGTGACTAACCTTGATATACGAGATAACCATTTGCGATTGCTGATCGTATCGCCATGTGTAGCGGCGAACAAGCAATCCAGCTGCTACCAATGCTTTAGCGCATGCTTGCTGAATAGCATAAGCTGAAGAGTAGCTATACTTTTGACGATCGTTCCACCCATCGAAACCAATCGGCTCAACAGCTTTTTGAGCTACTAGCAAACCAGCTTCGAGATTGGGTGACTCTGGCAGCTTCAATGGCTCTGGCTGTGCTAGCTTGACAGGTTGAGAGGTATCCTGGATATCGTCCTCTTTACCAGGTTGCTTTTCGCTGGTATCTTTGGCAGCAGTCTTGCTTGACTGCTGCACTGGTTTACGCCCTTCGATTGCTGCCTTTACATCTATGGGAACATTGGTGGTAAGAGTGTTCAGCTCTACCTGATGGTAGAAGTCCGGTAAAACAATGGTGCCATCTTTTTCTACCTCCCCAGTTGTCTGGAGTCTATCCCATTGCTTATCAGTCATATCTGCAACAGTTAGATCAGTTGCTATGACATAGGGAACATGATCCCCAGACTCGATCTTTTCTTTGAGATTAGATCTAGCCTTTTTGATGATCCCTATGGCTGTTTTCTTACCAATCCCAGAGACACCACCAAGACCGTCACATGTATCTCCAATCAGCCCGAGATAAACAGGCACCTCTTCCGGTTTGATTCCCGTCTCTTCGAACCATCGACCAGCAGTCCAAAGCGGATTGCCTTCAGCTGTTGTTGCCACGTTGATCAGGTCGACGTGTCCAGCCGTAGCCTGTGGTGTTCTGAGACATTGCATGATGTCCTTATCGGATGTAACCAGCCGAACATTGATCCCTAGATCTTCTGCCTGATCTGCAATGGTAGCACAGATGTCATCTGCCTCATACAGATCGTGCGATAGCACAGTAAAACCTCGGGCCTTAAGCTCTTTCGCTGTGGCTCGAAGGATCTCCTTGTACTCATCGCTCTTGGGCTCACGGTTCCCCTTATACGAAATCCATCCGCCACGCTCTTCGACTTGCCTCCAATATGGTCCACGACAATCGCAGGCTAGGATCTTGATATCCTCACCATCTGACACATTCTCGATATGCTCAATGGTTTTCTCCTTGGCTTTTTCAGGCTGATCTTTCGCCTTTTGAATAGCCCAGTTACGGGCAAACACTGCGGCAATGTCGACTACTAGTGATCGTTTTGGCATCGTCTTTTCTTTTCCGTTTTGATTGTCTCAATGGCCAGCTCCCTGGAAACCGGCCCATTGTAGCAGGACCAATGGTACAGCAGCTCTGTTGCTGCTCGCCATGCTTCGTATTCCCAAAGCTTCGTAAATGCGATTAGGTTCAGATCGCCAAACCTGAGAGTACCGCCATAGCCATTCTCCTGGCCTAGCTCCGGATCAAGTGATGAATCACCTTCAGCTAGCTGAAACAGCAGAGTATCCACGCTCTTATCTACCAGCACACCTAGATCAACATCACTGAATATTGTTGGAATACCATAGGCATGGCTTCCTGTTATAAAGGCTTTCATAAAAGCTCCTCTAATAGCTCTTCATTTGTGCAGCTGTCAAGCTTAGGAATTGCCAGGTCTTTCTTCATTTCGCATGCTAAATCATTCAGTACGTCATCTATATTCCGTACTGGTAAGTTTTTAGCATCACACAGTAGCTGCTGCTCATGCTCTGGTGTCCTACTGCAAGCCTCCAGCTCGTCGGCTCCCTGACACGAATCACAGAAGCTGTCTACCACGAAGCGACCACAGCTGCAATAGTATCCTTCGTCTTCAGGCACAGCTAGCCTCCAGACAGGGTGAGGTGCATT